TCCCATACTCCCGGTGAAACTTCCACAGCTTTCCAAAAATTTACAGGAACATTGCGGTTCAATAAATCTGAAACATCTGGATTTATAATCCATTCAGCCGGGTCAAATTCAGGAGTGTTTGCACTTTCTATGTATTGGTTAGTTGTTTTATTAAATACTGATGCCATTATCCTACCACACTTATCCCTTCAGAAAAATTTACTACAGCCCCACTTCTAGTCAACGCATTACCATTGCCAGAAATATCATTAATTAAGTTTACTGTTGTAGGTATAGGTGAAGATGGTGCGCCCTCTCCAAATATGTATCGATATTGGAGACCTTCTACGATATCATCACCGCCATCTGAATTAATAATAGTTAAAATTTCGTCAATAGAAAGATATCTAGAATAGAATCTAAAATCATCTAATATTCCGTCCCATGAAAGACTACCACCATCTTTACCACCTTGTCCCAATAAAATTCTATCAGTACCCGAAGTTGTTCCTGTGTTACCACCAGAAATAGAACCGGGATCGGTTTGGTCTACACCATCAACAACAATTTGAATATCACTCCCGCTTTCCCATCGAACGCAAACATGTTGCCAATCTGTTGTTTGAAGTCCTGACACGGTTTCTGCATTATGTTCAACATTTCCGTTCAATTGGATACCGGCCTTAATAACATTCGTCCCCCCACCAGAAAATCCAGATACGTCATAACGTGCTGTTATAAATCTGTCAGTACCATCGGGAAGCGCATGCTTGATCCATCCTCTGTCAGTGCTAACTATATTAGACTTAATAAATGCCATAAAAGTAAGTGCTGAAAGACCATTTAAATTAGAAACACTAAGACGTTGTAGTGTACCACCTGTTCCTAGAAAGTTAGCAGCCATTAGAAGAACTCCACTTCAACTTGAAGAACAGTCCAGTCACCAGTCAGAGTGTCTGAACCACTGGCTACGTTTCGAGTCAATTCTAATTGTAGCAACGTACCTGTCAATGTAGTAAGTAGAAGATTAACCTCGTAGTACTGAATTAGCTCGTTGGCTGGAATTATAAACGGTGGTAAATCGATATTGCCGAATCCCCCAATAGCACCATTATCGGGTAAGTCTCGGAAATATAATCGAGGGACAACAGCCTGTGCTGAACCCGGAGCAGTTTCGGCTCTACCTTTGATCTTCAATCGGAATATTATAGCATCGGCAGGAACTGGAACTGTAAACCCTACACCTTCTTCTGTAGTATCATCAAATCTGCGAACAAGAAGTGAACCATTGTTCGTGTCAACAGATAGTGGTGCAAAGTTACTAACAGGCCACTCAGCATTAATTGTGTTTCGTAGGTCTTGAGCATTGAAGAAGTATTGTGGTAATGTTCTTGGCACATTTACTGTAACCTTTCCACTACCTTCGTCAGTTACTGTTAATTCACCTTCAAAGTTTAAAACACTTACCGCAGTTGATACAGCGATATCATTTTCTTCAACATCAAGGTTTGCACTAATATCATCAATAAAGTCTTGCTCCGTACCGACATTACCAGCATTTAGCCATGATTGATACGCGCTACCGGAACCTGTTGGACCGTCTACACCAAAAATAGTGACTGCATGGTTTAAGTCTGTTGGCGTATCAGCCGCTGTGCCGTTGTCACCTTGACCTATTGTGATGGTGAAACTGCTAGCTGTGATATTAGATACTTGAACGTTGGTGTCTGTGACGCTGCCTATTGGTTGACCAACTATTGTATAGTTGGCATCTGCAAACGGTTGAGTCAGGGTGTAGTTATAGACACCTGTTCCACCTTTTGCAACTGTAAGACCATTGCCCCTCAGTATAGTGCCCGCTGGATTTGTTCGAGCGAAAGCATACACGCCAAAGCCAGTGTCTCCTTGTGCGCCATTTGCACCATCTGCACCAGCCGGTCCCTGTGGTCCGGGGTCTCCTTGTGGTCCTGATGGTCCTGCTGGTCCTGATGGTCCTGCTGGTCCTGATGGCCCTTGCGCACCTGTTGGACCTTGAATACCGTCTATTTTCTTGACAGAGAACAGAGAATCGACAAATAGAACTTCTGCTGTAGTTCGTGCTTGAACTTGGACTGTTAAGAAATCACCAGCAGTAAGCTGAGCATATGTCAAACATGTGTTTTGAACAATAACATCATTAGCATCTGCAATATCACCGGCTTCTTTTGTCGAGCCGGGTAACACACTTACATCGTTTAATCTAACTCTAGCCTCAACTTCATCGTCAACAACAAGGTTATAGTAAATTTGGTAAAAACCATTTTCTTTTATTTCTATTCTGTCTTGAGTTGTTGGTGCTAAATGCTCTATTACAGTTGGTTCAGTTTCGATATCAGTTATATCAAAATCTAGATCAGTGAACGTTGTCGGTAATACGAGTGTCCCCGAACGTCGTGCTTGCACTATTGCAATGTCAGATGGGACTTCTATTTCAATCGTAGTTACGCCACTACCACTATCAATTACAGTAACATCGCCAACAAAATTTAAAGTGGTTTGATTTGTGGTAACAGTTGAACCTTCTTCTTGTACAATTACACCAGAAATACCCGGAATGTTTACAGTGCCCTTACCGGAGCCTTCATCTGTTACACTGACATTGCCTTCGAAATTCAATGCTGACAGTGGGTTTACAACAGATACATCATCCTGCTGTAAATCTAATGCATCACCTGTAACTTCAATAGTGATTTTTCCACCACCATTGTCAGTAACATTTACGCCACCTTCGAAATTCAATGTAGTATTATTCGTTGCAACAGATAAATCATCTTCTTCAACATCAATACCCAAAATTGTAACGGTGCCTTTACCAGCGCCATCATCCGTAACATTAGCGTTACCTTCAAAATTCAGTGCAGTTGCCTGTGTGACTACTGCAACATCATTTTCTTGAAGTTCTAAATCAGAACCACCATCAACGTTAACAGTAACTTTTCCGCCACCGTCATTTGTTAAAGTAACATCACCTTCAAAATTAACAGTTCCAACACTTCCGGCAACAAGACTATCATTTTCTTCAATGTCAATAGTGTTATCACCATCAGCACCCGGTAATCCTTGTGGCCCCTGTGGACCTTGTGGCCCCTGTGGACCGGCTGGTCCTTGAGGGCCGGGGTCTCCTTGCGGCCCTTGAGGACCGGGGTCTCCTTGCGGCCCCTGTGGTCCTTGTGGACCTTGTAGCCCCTGTGGTCCTTGTGGTCCTTGTGGTCCTTGTGGTCCTTGTGTACCTTCAGTCGATATGATAGTTAAAGCAGTACCTTCTGGACTCAGGTCAATGTTATTACCACCCGATTCACGTTGGGCTTGAAGTTTAAGTTGATCACCTACGGATAAATCTAAAATTGCCTGAAATGTTGCGGTTCCTTTACCTTGACTAGAGTTACGATTGTAAATGGTTGAAACCGTACCCGGAACTTGTACGAATCCACCACCATCATTCAAGACAAGACGAGCTTGTGACTCGGAACGATTACCACCTGATACAGCATCCGTTGTCACTCGACCGATAACTAAATACCTACCCGCTTCAGCAATGGTCACGGTAGCGTCTGGAGTTGTATGCGTAAATGCTGTGGTATCAATTATACGCTGAACGTTTAATGGAATATCCGTGTATCCCGCGTTAATGTTGATACCTGTTGTTGTAAGGTATGCATCAAACGCACTTTGGTTTACAATAGAATTACCTGAAATTGTAATGGTAGCTCTACCATCACCTTCATCGACTACGATAATACTAGAACCCTCAAAATTTAGAGCACGGGCATCTTCGCTTATTATAGTGCCGTTTAACGATACTTTGTTACGAATATAACTCATATTATAAACCACTGCCCCGTATCAAAGCCCAAAGTGAACGCATCATACTGACTTGTAATTGTTTGCGTTGCTTGGCCGTCAATATTGTTTCCATTGCCATTAATTACTACGTTGTTTCCACTCGCATCGATTTTCTTGATTGTGATAGTATCACCGTCTCTTGGTGTTGCTGGTAGTGTTGCGGTGACTTGACCAGCACTTGCATCTACTAAGAAAGTTTCATCGGGGTCAGTAACAGTGAAGTTTGCGGTCTCAGTAGAGAATCCGGTTCCTCTTTCCCAGAAATAATAGATAGTTTCATCAGTTTGGCTAACTGTTACAAGTCTCCATCCCACTCCAGATGGTAGCGGAATCGTTGGAGGCGTTAGGTCATTTGGTAAAGAATTATCTCTGTCCCGTGCAGCAGATAACCCAACTGTTATTATTTGTTCAATAGCCATATTAATATCTCTCAATCCATGAAAGTTCACCAAGAACTTTAGCCGAACCACCAATACCAGCTACCGCTAATGTTAATGTATCGGGAGTACCTGCTACATCAAAGCCTAAAGCTATAGCATTTGCAACTGTATTTATGTTTGAACTATTCTTTTCAGCAGTGTATGCACTAGCAAGAACCGTTCCGCCGCTAATAGCAGTTGCGGATAAATCTCGTTGTGCTATTGGAGAGTAATCAGTCCAACTTGGTCCAGTAAGAGTACCATTTATTATTATTCTAGCACTTACCGCGCGGTTTTCTGTTGAAATCACTGTGAATTCAGATAAATCAATCTGTGAGTATTTTACGGTAGGTTTAATTCTAATTGAAATTATTGGATAATAAGTATCATTATTATTTTCATCTACAACTGTTGTACCATTATCGGTAGCTATAACAGCACCTCTTTCACCGAATCCACCTTCGGACACAACTGATTGACAAATGGATATTAGAGTAGTTGCAGATGCCGTTGCACCTGTATTTGTAATTTCATATCTTATAGGCAATGTAGCAGATGCGTTATATGTACCTGTTAGAATGTTACCTGTCTCAAATCGGTGAGCATAAAGTATATTACCATTGTATACGAAACCGGCTCGAATAACACCTACACCGAACCACTCAAGGTCTATGATTATAAGTTGTGCTTTTGTGAAGTCTAGATTAACCCCACTTTGTCCAGTTCCGTCAAGAGGATCAATATTCCAATTAGATTGAGAAACGGTGGTATCGACTGGTGTACCAGTATTACCCGCACGTCTAACCCAATTTATGGCTGTGCCATTTGCCTCTAAGAATACTCCGTTATCTTCATCAAAATATCCAACACGAGACCTTACATTTGCTTTTGGCTCAAATACAAAGGAACATAATATTACATGAGATTTCGATGGTTGATATGGTAAACGTTGTCGTGTTTGTCTAATAGCGGATGAGCCACTAGCTGTTGTTACATTTAGATTTATCTCGGCACTAGATAATGAGTTTGTAGTATCAATTGCACCGCCATTTGCAGTTTGCGTAGCCCAAAATAGAGAATTATCAACATATCCTTTATCAGAAAATAGAGTTTCAGGATTTGATGTTCGTAAGCGACCAAATGCATCATTAGATGGTGCGTCTGGATCAGGAACTATTGTAACGTCGTCATTAAGTAACTTACTCATTTTATACTATACTCCATTCGTTTCCCGTCCATTGAATATCAACAGAGAAATCATCAATTCTTATTTTTACAGAAGTTTCGACACCACCTTCAATTGTATCGCTTCCAGACGTATTTATTGTAACAGGGCGGCGCTTTGCGTTTGACGATTCATCCTTGACAGTTATTATTTTACCAAGAGGAACTGTCGACCCTAGAGGAAGTGTTAGAGTTATAGCTGTTGTTGATGTATCTACACCAATAAAGCTATCTGTTACGAGAATAGTATAGTTTGCAGATACTGCCGTCCTTACGAAAGCATTCAGACTAGCCGAATAAATAAGTCTCCAGTCTGTTGCTCCGGTATCAAATTTCTGATATATTTCGGTTGTGCCGGTCCTAATATACAGAGTGGACACGGGGATTGCGGTTCCTAAAGATATATCAGTTGAACTTGGATCATCTGTGCCTGTGAGAATGCCTGTTTCCTCATTGAAAACAATAGCTTCACCATTATCAGTTTGTCTAGTAAAGGGTCTATTTAGTGGCACGAGTTGTTCCTATCATGGACTTGTGGTAGTATTTATAGAAGAGGGCTTACGATGAAAGAGATAAAAAAAGATATTACGACAGTTACCCATGGAATTATTGCACATGGTGTGAACTGTCAAGGTGTAATGCGTAGCGGAGTTGCAAAAGCAATTCGCGAGAAATGGCCAGAAGTATATGAAGCATATATGACGGTCAAACCCTCCAGAGATTTGCTTGGTGCGGCCCAAGGTATCAACGTTAGTAATGATTTGAGGGTATACAACTGCTGGACTCAGGAGTATTATGGCAGAGATGGCCGTCGTTACGCTAGTCCTAGTGCCGTGTATCGAGCTTTGCGCCGAGTCTTCGATGATGCAAACGCTATGCGCCGTGAGGTATACTTGCCTAAGATTGGTTGCGGCCTTGGTGGCTTGGACTGGGAAACCGAAGTTAAACCCATGGTTGAAAAATTTGAAAAGCATTTTGGAATACCAAACGTATACATCTGTGATATTTAAGCATAAATAGTTTCAACTTACCTAAATAAAGGAGTTGAAATTATGACTGATAACAACACAGTCAAGTATCGTGTAGAGCTTGACGGACAAAAATTGACTGATGCACAGTCAAGACACCTCGCGGAAAACTTTGTAGCTTCGCTTACACCAGACAAGCAGGCACGGGCAAAAATTGTTCCGATTACCGAGGGCGGACAACAAGTACTATTTGGATAACGGAATATGAATGAACTAGAACTATCTCAGTTTTACTCTGATCTTGAAGATTTGCTTGACAACTATGATGAAATCGTGGAAAATCACGATGTAAACATGAAGTCTAACGACGACCTAGCTGACATTGCAGATCACATGGAACAGGTTCGCATCATCATTTCAGGAGAATAATCATGTACACAGGATACGAGCTAACGGAAGAAAGCCGTGCTAAGCTATACCGTATCTATCCACCGCTTTTTAGGAATGTGATTGCACATCACATCACTGAAGAATTTGGTGTAAATCATGGCGACGCTCCGGCGCAGCCAAAAGTTGTACATGTGATTGGCGAAGCAGTTAGTGATGATCTAAAAGTACAGGCGCTACTATGCGCCATTGATTTTAATGAAGATCGTCCTGATGGTAGCAAATACCACATCACTTGGTCTATTGATCGTAGACGTGGTGCTAAGCCGGTACATAGTAATAAAATCATCCATGAAGCCGTAAGGCGTAAGGATGCAATTCAAATCGAAGTGATTCCGAGATTCTTCGAACGATAAAAAGGGGCCTTATGGCCCCTTCTTTAGATATGCTCTGATATCATCTTCTGAATTAACTCGCAGCATTCCTTGAGCCAATTCAACTGCTTCATCCGCAGTTAAATCATGCTTTTCAAGATCAGTTGAATACTTTAACGATAATTCGTCGCAAGTTTTCTTTATACCGTCGTCTTCACCAAAGATATCAGTAAATTCTGCATAAATGATAGCTGCTTTAGCAAGGAACTGTAGCATCTCTGGACCATATTTCTCTAACAAAGTATAGCCCTCCTTTACAGCCTTATGCAAATTGTTGCTATAAACTTTCTTCACCACAAATCTTCCCGGTGAAGAGTGTTCATTATCTAAACGGGCGGCTCTCTTTTGCATATTTTTTTTACTAAGACTAGCAAGACCTACCCATTTTTGTTCCTTAGTATCCCATACTTTATACGGGTTATTTGGATTGTCAGGGTCCAAACGATGTAATTTATCATAATCGTATGATCCCTTTACTTCAAATAATTTCATTAATCAATCGCCCAGCAATTCGTCCAAATTTCGCTTGATGAATACAAAAAGTTGGTATTGCATATTCTCGGGAACGTCATATTGACTCATAGCGTTCATTACAAGTCTTTTATTACCCATAGAGTTTGCATAAATAGGCGCGATTCTACGAGCAATTTCTTGCATTTCATCTGAATCAATCTTTGTGTCTACTGAATCTTGAATGTCTCCGAGACTACGACTAGCTTTTGCATAGGCTCTGTCTTTAAACATGTAGCTCTCGTTAGTCTTTTTCTTTTTAGATTTAGACTCTTCTTTTTTCTTTTCACCGTCACCGGCCCACTTTGGCTTTTTGGAATCACTTCGTTTACGATGTAAGTCTTTATCATGTTTCTTATCGTTTTCTACGAAAGAATATACACGAGCCTTTGCCCATGATACAGGGTTTGCACCCGGACGATTACCGGATGATCTTGCAGCCGCCATACCACGCGAATATACTTGGCTTAGAATAGAGGAAGAAATACCTGTATCCTTTGCAACCTTGGCAATGAATTTCTTCTTGTCTTCTTCAAGTAGAAGCTCTTGCACTACTTCATTTAGAATACTACCAGTCATTTCGTGATTCTCCTTTTTGGACTTTTTCTTTTTAGATTCTGGTTTACCATACTTTTCATGGTATCGTTTTGTACTAGGAGAATCTTTAGTATCTGGCTGATCACCCGGAAGATCATCATCTTTGATTTTCTTCTTGCCTTTTTCGTACTTGTCGCCACGCTTCTTGATCGCGGCGGCACGCTTCTTGGCTTCTTCGTCACTCAGACCAGCTAAATATTTGGCAGGAACACCAAAGCGGTAAGGAACTTTACGCTTCTTACCTTTCTTCTTTTCGCCCTCTTCAATAATTGTTCTAAGAAAAGACATGGCAATTCTCCTTGCTAACTATATTTATGGCCATTAGCAAGGAGAATTGATTTTAGATATAGTCCTTCAAGTCATAGAAATTGGTAACTCCCTTGAAGTTTGACTTTCTCCCACCGGGTGTAAGCATCACATGCCAATTATCCGGCTTCGCAGGATGCACATCGTTGCCTATACCGTCTGTAATCACAAATACAGCATCGGGGTACTTGGGGATTTCCCTATCTTTTAGAGCCCTCTGAATACGGCCCTCGATGATAGTGAAACTAGTACCACCAAAGCCTTTTAGCTCACGGCTTTCTAGTGTGGTGTCGTGAATCTCATGGTCAAAGCAAAACAGTCGCATGTCGAAGATATCTTTCGGCATACGCTCTGCAATATTGAAGAATCGATCACGCCAACCTTTACAAGAGTGGGACGTGTCTTGAAAGAACCATGCTACCGTCCTGTCATTGTCACGATTCAATACTTCCATTTCGTGTTCAGTTGGGAGCTTTCGATCACGCAAAACGCGAGCATAGCGCCTGTTACGAAACACGAACTGATCGTAATCTATTTCTTTCTCTTTGATTGTTTTCTTGGCCCAACTAGTCACTATCTTTTCAAACTTGACAGGTTCTTTATAAGGTAGAGGTTGAGCAAACGTCCAGCCCTTACCTGCTTGATTACCTGCTTTGTGATCAGTCGTTTTCGTAGAACTAGAACCAGTGTTATCATCAAAGTATTGATCCGGCTCTTGATTCTCTTCGATGAAATCTTTCATATCGTACTTCTCTTCATCCGACATTTTGTCGTTGAGATAGTCGATTACATCATCGAAGTCATCGCTATATTCGTCAGGATCAAGATCAAGGTCTTCAGGTGAACTTTCATGGTCGTCAACAGTTTCAGAATTATCAGAGCCGTTCTGAAACTGATCAGGATTATCTTGTGCCATTTGACGCAGACGATTGAAATAAAACTCAAAGCATTCTTCGTCATGCACTTTGTCATGCGGCAAAAAGAACTTATCAATCCAGCAATAACGATTATCAGGATCAATCTTTGATCTGGAAAAACCATAATAGTTTACAAGACCATGGTTAATTACCAAGTCCTGTGCAATATTTCTAATCTTGTGGAGCTTGCGTTCACCTCCGAGGGATCGATGCCCGTGATTGAGGGAGATATGAAGACATTCGTGACAGAACACGAAGTCTTTAGTTACATCATCCAAGCTTGCCCAGAAATCTGGATTGATGATAAAATCGACGCACTCGCCTTTCTTGTTGAAGTAGACGCCTGCCGTCTTCAGCTTCTTAGAAAAGCGAATGCGTGAGAGTTGCCAGATACGCTCAAAGATAGCATGATGCCCCTCAAGGCGACGAGCAATGATCCGGCGTTCGATGTCAGTCATGTTTTCCATGGCGAGCATTATACTCACTTTCTCAGCATGTGCAATACCTATTGACACCCAATCATAAGCCACGTAGGATACGAAGAAATTGGAGGAATCTCATGGCCGTTAGAATCAGTGAACCCGTCACCGTCGAACTGCTCAAAACTTTTGCCGAGGCTGAGCAGAACGTGCTTCTAGAAGCATGGCACGGAGTGGGTAAAACCAGCATGACCCTTAAAGCTTTTGAAGAGCTTGGGTGGGAATATGCCTATCTTTCCGGTGCAACGATGGACCCGTGGGTTGACTTCGTTGGTATCCCTGACGCTATTGAAGAAGATGGCGAACGCTATCTTGGGTTTCTGCGCAAGAAAGAGTTCTCGGAGCAAAGCCAGATTCAAGCTATCTTCATTGACGAGTTCAACCGTGCAAAGCCCAAGGTCACCAATGCTGTTATGGAACTGATTCAGTTTCAAAGCATTAACGGTATGAAGTTTCCGAATCTGAAAGTCGTGTGGGTGGCAATCAATCCCAATGAAGAAGACTCTGCAATGTCTTATCACGTTGATGATATGGACAAGGCGGTTGAAGACCGTTTTCATATTCAGATTGCACTTCCGTATGATGTGAATGAAGAATACTTTGCAAAGCTTTTCGGACCAGAAGAAGCAGCAGGTGCATGTGAATGGTGGCGCTCGCTTAGCGATGATCTGAAAAGAATGTGTTCTCCACGTCGTCTAGAGTATGCACTGAAGGGCTATCTGAAACCCAGTCTCGATCTTCGTTATTATCTCGATGGCGACAAGTTTCCACTAGAACGACTCCGACAAATGGTACGTGTTGGATCGTATGCTGAAGTGTTGGAGAATTTGTACAAGTCCAATAACCCGGACAAGATTCGTAAACGATTCAGCAACATTAACTTTGTGACCAATGTTAAAGACACTGTGTTTGCGAGCGAAGGATATGTATCAGTCTTTCTGCCGTACATTCCTCGTGAATATGTGTCACAAGCAATCAGTGGCAAGGATGAAGCAGTTCGTAGGCGCATCATGCAGCATGGCGATGCTGATATCGTTCAGCAAATTGCCACAAGTATTCGTGCTGGCGGAAATGTGCCGCAGCCGATTATGACAGACATTATTCGCTGTGCGTCGGAGCGGCAACTTGATATTGTTGGCCCTGCTGAGTTTGAAATCAAACTGACTGAGGCTTACGATGCAGTTTTTACGACTGAGATTGGTAAAGATGCCAACAAGCAGAAATACTTTGCTATGTTGCCAATGTCTAATGAATTCAATTACGACTGCGCAGCCGGTCAGTATGTGAAAGCTCTTTCAATTGCTTGCGAATTGATCTTGACAACGGATGAAATGGCCTTTAAAGTGAAGACTTCATGGCAACCTCAACTTCTAGCTCCGACGTTGAAGAATATCCGACGAGCGATGGCAAAGCATGTGAGTGATGATTGGGATGAAATCTTTGATCACTGCTGGGAAGTTAACAAGTACTTTGAGCGTCTTGGAAAAACTGATAAGTGGTTTGACGTTATCAATCGTGTAAAAGAATTGACTAGTTAGTAGTTCTCTACTAAATATTCATAGACACTCTCACCGTCGTAATCCAAGTCATCTTGGCGCAGGGTTGGGTCGGTGAGATAACGGTACTCACGAAGCAAACTTCGACCGTTAAAGCCTAATTTCTTTTCACATGGTGTCGGGCTCTTTCGCTCATCCAAGTACACCTGAAGACCTTCTAGCACAGACACTAGACGTTCTACTTCCGAATCGGACATTGACGGAAGTGCTGGCCTGTTGGCGACAATATTGATAAAGAAATCGGTTGGATTGTTTGGTTTGTACACGAGTCTACCCCTTTTGAATATTTATAGGAGAAGAAAATGAAAGTGGAAGAATATGAAGTATATGTAGACCTTGATGGGGTTTTGGCTGATTTTGACCAAGCAACGAAAGATCGTTTTGGCATGTCCATGAAGACTCATAAGCAAGGTAAAGTATGGTCGGCTATCGAACGATATGACCGTGAAGTCAAGGGTTGGTTTTACAGCTTGCCCAAGATGCCGGATGCCGATAGGCTGTGGGAATTCGTGACGAGACACTTTGAAACTGTAAGAATCCTTACGGCAACGGGTACTACGCCACGAGACGCAGCCGGTCAGAAGAAGGCATGGGTTGGTGAAAAATACGGTTGGGACGTTGAGTGCATCTGCGTGCAGTCGTCCAGTAACAAGGCTGAGTACGCTCACGAGAAGGCTATCCTAATCGATGATCGTACCAAGTCCATCAGCCCATGGATCAATGCTAACGGAATCGGTGTGCTTCACAAGAGTGCAAAGAAGACGATTGATGAGTTGACCAACTTGATGCAGGAGATTGACGCGGCATGAAAATCTACATGGTTTATGAGTCTGACTATGATCATTTTGAGCTTGTCGGGCTCTATCTGAACCAGTACAATGCACGCAAAGCGGCGGCAGATCATGTAAAAATGATCTGTCGTCAAAGTCTTCATGATTGGTATGCCTTTTGGGTTCTTACTGGTGACCTTGATACAGAATATGGTTGGGAACCTCATGATGTAGTTAGGAGTTATGTATGTAGAAGCCCTGATCTATGGGTTCCTAACGATTTAAAAGGGTATGGTTGCCACGTAATAGTGGAAGAATACGAAACCAAGGATTAATATGAATATATTTTATTTGGACCCCGATCCTACGATTTGCGCACAGTGGCATGTGGACAAACACGTAGTAAAAATGATACTTGAATACGCACAGCTTTTATCCACGGCTCATAGAATTCTGGACGGGGTGCCTGTAGAAGTTCCATATACTCCAGTCAAAGCTATCTATCATGCAAACAAACAGTTCAGCCATCTTGAATACGGTAAACAAAAAGTTCGCATTGATTTGACTCTTCACCATACGGATATTATGAAAGAACGATATCTGTATCGCCATACTCATCCCAATCACCCATCTGCAATTTGGGTAAGAGAAAGCGCAACTAATTATTTGTGGCTGCTTGATCTTCTATGTGCATTGTTGAGCGAGTATACGTATCGATACGGTAAGAAGCACAAGACTGCGGCACTCATTCCTTACCTTGCTGCATGTCCAAATAACATTACTCGTGGTCTGTATAGAACAGAGCCCACGCCTGCCATGGAAGAGCAATATAAAGTTGAAGGTGATTCTATTGCCTCATATCATGCTTACTATAATGGTGCAAAGCGTGATATGTTTGCATGGAAGAAGCGCGAGGTTCCTTCCTTTATTATAGTCTAATTTGCGTCACTTCTAATTTGTCTGTCATAATAACAGATAGATGATTCTCATCTGGGTCTTGAATATCAGGAGAGTCATAGCCGCTAGACAGATGACCAAACATTTGTACAACAGAACCAGTAATCGTTCCACCAATTTCTCCAACAATTTCCAATGTTGTTTGATCGGTATCTGGGTCGTAATTAGATCGTAATATTACATAGTCAACATCTTCAGTTATTGTAATTAAATCAACTACATTAGAAGCATCTAAGAAGTCATCGGCATCGGCCGGATTTAAATCATTCGGAATGTTGTTTGGATCGATGCCAGTGTTCGCATCAGCAGCGTATTCATCGCCTTCAAGATTATTTGGTGGAAATGGGTCGGTAAACGTGTTAGGATTGGTGTATACTGTGTCAATTCTAGTTCTGTTAACTTCAGTTCGAATAATCCTACGAGGTGTCATGCCTGTTCTAATGACAATTGTACCATGACGATCAGCTTCTGTAGTATCAGTCAACTCAAACGGTGTGGCAGCATCAACTGTAATAATTGTGTTGATACCATCAAAAGTTGCATTTGTTACATTGTAAAAACCTCTGTTTCTTGCAGAGTTTTCAACACTTAAAATGCCACCACAATAGGCAGTGTTAATTGTCTGTGTAGCATTGATGGTAATAGTTGTTTCATTCGTAGCCGGGTCATAAACAGCAGTGGTCGCACCGTATCTACCATCATTTACACCTGTACCAAGAACTTCAAGTTCACGCGTTCGTAGTACGTCAGAAACTTGATTACCTTCAACTACAAATGTGTTGGCAGTACATGATACAATTTCATAAGTTTTTCGTGGAATTACTCTAAACACGCTAAACTCGGGAGGCGATGTACTATCACCAAACAAAGCTGATTGATCACCTTCAATTACAACATTTGTGCTATTAGGAATACTTATGATCTGAAAGCGTTGATCGTAGGTAACATTGCCGGAGACAACAATTTCATTGCTGCCGTTGTCACTGACATACGAAGCTTCAGTAACTAAATCAGAATCATCAAATATTTCACCATATGCTCCCGAAATTGGAACAATCAAGTTGCAGAATTCTTTTCCAATTTGAGTATACTGATCGTCTCGACCATCTTCCAGATCATTAACAAAATTTATTGTGGTAAGGTCTGTTCCAGCACTGTATGATACAGTATCAATTATTGAAACATTAGGAGCTAATCCTGTGCCACCAAACAAAGCTACTATATCGTCAGCAGCAAAGGCACTAGTCTGGTCGCCACTTAAAGTAAGAGAATTTGTAGTCGTATTAGTTGACACAATGAATTGGGCGTCTGAGAAAATGAAACCTTCATCAAATTCTGTACCAAGTTGAACAATGTCACACAGAGGACGATTAGCTATGGTATAATCATGAAGTGTATCTTCTCCCATAGTAACATTCAACAAGTCAACAAAGTTGAATTGTCGAAGAGTTTCTAGAATTTTGGTGTGATATGGCTTTACATCTCTAAAATATTTGATGTAAGCTTCAATCGGGGATGACAACCCATTATTATCTGCCATTAAGATACGCCTCTACCTATAGAGGTATTTATGTCTCTTGGGGTGCCTTTGATTTTTGTACAGGAGTTGCTATTTCGTTAAGTTGAAGGGAAGAAAATTGAAGTTTGAGTGATTGCATTGATTCTTTAAGAGTGAAAATAATAGCTCTAGTTCGAAGGTCGACAATCTTTTCAGGTTCGACTAGGGCTAAAAATGATTCTAAATCATTATTACCATACAATGTTGCTAGAAAATCATTGTCGTACTTCATGCTTTACGTCCCTTGACCATTCTAATAAGTTGTGAAATGATCTTTTTGTTTTTTGATCAAATACTGAACCGTCATCGTTCAGAATCACACCATATTTATTGACGAGGGAACTGACTTCATCTGCACGACGAAGTTGTGATATAATGTTTTTTGCGAATATTGTTCTATCAGTCAATTTTCAACCCTTGCAAAAACTCTTCTACATATGATTTTTTGCAATCACAGTGATCGCTTTTTCTCATTAACTCAGCTTCTAATTGAAGACGCAAGATAGTATTATTCACTTCTCTGATCTTCTGTCGCTTACGCTTTTCCGTAGAAATGTTTGTTGCAGTGTTGTCGCTTTTTTCTGACATTACTAATCCTCACCAAGTGTTACTAAACAGTGGTTTCTTATGCTATTTATGTGAGGATGTCAGCCCATATTCGTTTTTGAAGATTTTTAATGATATTTTGGCTCTATCACCATGATAAGTATTATCGATGATAGATTTCATCACATAAAGTTTTCCGAAGCGATTGATAGCGCCACAAATGTCTGTTTCTGGATAGATTTTCGGCAAAGATACGCCCCAACCAAGTTCTATTCCTTGATCTGCCAGATTCATACCATCATCGTTTTGATCAGGTAAAATCACTTTATCACGAGCACTGCGGTTGATTGTATCGATACGACCTTTTTTCATTCTATTGGTCATTGTAGCGACACCACCAACATGCCAAGAGTCAAAGAACCCTTCTGTAATGTACAAAGGACGATGCCTATGGCGTGTTAAGTTATCCATACCGAATACCACACTGGTGGCATTCTTAACACTAGCACTGATGTATTTAGACTTGCTCTCGCCTACAAATATTCTAGCTTGCCAGTACAGCATATCACCATGATACATTGCAGGTATAATAATTCTAGGACGTAGTGCTTTGGCAATATAGTGATCTTCTTTAGATTTACCCGTAGACAGATAGAACGGGTAATCGTCTTCAGTCATCTTGTATTTTGTCCACAGAAACCGTCGTGCTTCGTCAGCAATCAAACTGTCCTTTGGAAACTCACGAAGAAGTTTCATGTAATCAGGAATAGGGTCGATCTTAGGAAGTATTAAAGGCTGACGCTTAACAACCTTAATACCATTTGCTTTCTTAGCATCTTCGGCCAGTTTATTGAATTCGCGGGGTTGAATACCAAAAGATGTGAGAATTTCCCACATGTGCTTTGAACAGGGAACCTCACGATTGGGGTCAAAATTGCCTTCTATGCCACAGTTAAAGCAATTGTAGAAGCAGGCGTCCCCCTCAAAGAGAAACGCCCCTCGTGGGCCTTTTGTACGGGCTCCATCGCCGCATACTTCACAATACAAGCGTTCCCATCCACTAGCTGAAACGCTTCCTGAGAAGACGACATTGGACCTTACGAGTTCTTCAATGCTAGAGTATTCCATACATCCATGATATCATACTCTATTCTGTGTCGCTAGACTTTTTTCGACCTCTGGGCTTTTTTGGTGTAGCAGCTTCGGCAGCTTGTGATAAGGCTTCTTGAATGGCTTCTTCTTCGCGAGCGACTTTCGTCTCAATACGTTCACGAACCTGTTCAGAGTTTAACCACACATCCATGCCTTTGAGGACATCTTCAATTTCTTCATCAGTCAAAAAGTCTTTATAAATATCGATGATCAACTGGCGATAATGCTGCTCAGTAAATTTAACTCTTTGTGCAACCTCGTGCCCTTTACCATAAGGTCCATGACTGTAGTTATGGACCATGAAGGAACAGTTGTCGTGTACAATGTAATCGTCGCCACATAGGAAGATAAATGTTCCAGCAGATGCCACATCGCCTTCAATTACCGTAGTAACCGTGGCTTGAGATTGCTTAATGGCTGACATGATTTGAATTGTAGTAGAAAGGCTTCCACCGGGAGTATTTAAGTAGATAAAGACATGATCATGTGCTTCTGCTAACTTAATTTCATTTAGCATGTCAATGTAACGATCTGCTTCTTCTTCAATTTCACCATTGATGTAGATATGATGAATTGTTACGGGTATGATTTGTTTATAGTGTTTGATAGGCTTTTCAAATAGACTTTGACCTAACAGCAATTCTTGTGTTTCAACTGCGCTATCGTTTCGCATAAAAATCACTCCTTGTGATAGTTGTATTTATGCATAGACAAACTAGAGTGTCAATTATAACAAAGGCACCCGAAGGTGCCTTTGTCTGACTATTTGGTAAGAAGGCGTCACCCTCCGAGGGATCACGCTGCTAGCGCAATTTCCTCATCATAGAATGCATCATTTGCATTTAGTTTAAGTGTTTTAACGATTTACATATCGGGTTGTCACTCGTCCTTGCTTAATCCCGGTCGATTCCAAGTCACCCCCATAGAGACGTGTCCAGACTATCCAGAATGTCGTTTACACAGGAGACACGTCTAACACCCATGTAACTCTTTGGCATTCTGGTAGCCCTCCCCCAATGGTTACTGGGAGGTAGCATCTAGCTATCGCTAGTGCTTAGTGGAGGTGGCGGGATTCGAACCCGCGTGTCGAAATTTCTCCAGAAAAGATCATACAACCATATACTGCTATTTATCAAAAGGGTACGAGTATTAGAGTCATTCGCTTGAGGTGTGTCACTCTTTGCTCTAATTTCCCACACTCAGGTTACTGGTTCAACGCTAGCGTAAACCGGCTCCGCAGTAACCACTCGTAATATTATCCCTCTTGATACTATCTCGTATTTCTTTTAAATCTAGTAAACATTAGACCACTCGGAACAACTTGTTGCCAATCATTCTCAAATTTCATAGTCAGAATACTTACAAACCTATCACTTAATGCTACATCACATCCGTAAGTACCGGGAATATCTGTGATGTAAACGTACTTTGCCATCTTGATACCTTCTTCGTAAAGCTTGGCACCTCCGATAATGAAGACATTATCTCCTATATCTTCTAGTGTGTCAAGCTCTGCTAGCTCACTAATTGCAATCGTACCCGGTCGTTCAGAAGCTTTATTTCTAAAGTAAATGTTACTACTGACCACCACACACTTGCGTCCTTTAAGGAGCGGCGCACCATCAGCAGGTTTGATATGTTTAACCATGCTTTCATAAGTCAACCGACCCATGACACAAGTTGCACCCGCTGTAGTTTCCTTGAAGAACTTCAAGTCTTCGGGATAGTTCCATGGCAAGGCGTTATTCTTACCAATTCCAAGCTCAGAATCACACGCTAGAATCATTGAAAGTTTCATTTAATACCATCCCATCCTTCAGAAGTAAAGACATCCATGGCATCATACATTTCAGCAGTATCTTTTGTCTGATATTGCATGACAAGATCACCATATGCTTTCAATGGTACAGGGCCAAGACCAGCAGGGCAATCACTATGACCACATGCAAAGTGCATAATCTGCCGGAGTTCGATACCACATTTACCGCATACTGCAATAATAGGATTATCGTAGGGAACAGGCTTCTTTCCCCAATTATCTTTAACCGGGATCAGTGGAACACCTAGTGCATCAGCTTTTTCTTTAAATTGACTCAAGTTCTACTACCTCCAACAAATGTTCATTTACGACTTTTAGCGTGTGTCCAGCTTCTTCAAGAAGCTTACGGATTCCCTCAACACGTTCAGCAGGCGATTTGCCGGTGTCATCATTTACTTCAATTAGCTCTTTGGCTAGCTCTGAATTGTGATAGTCAAATCCCTCATCAGAACTGTTTTCAATCTCAATAAATGGCTCATAACCCTTACGAATTAGAGGAACAACCATTTCCGCATTTAGGGAACCGTCTTGCCAATCAAATTCTGGATAAATGTCTTCAAGTTCAAATGTAATCAATTCGCAAGGATCACCCGCTACCATGAAAGCTCCACCTTCATAACCGCATTGCTTTGCAAATTGTCCAAGGCAGCACATGTAGCCTTCTGAATTACAAAGCTGAGTATCACCCTCACCCATTCGCTCATCTTCGATAGCCCAACCGCCGCTGCGCCATTTTGCAATATCAAGTACGAATTCCATCAGCCATGCTCCATCGATCTATTTGCTTCAACAACTTCATCCATTCGTTCTTCATTGATAACTTTGAGAGAGTGTCCAGCATCTTCCAGAATCTCGCGAATTCTTGCAGCACGCTCACGAATGCCCAAATCTTTACTGTCGTTTGCTTCGATCAATGCTATTGCAAGTGGTGTATTTTTATAATGGTCATAGGTATTAGTAACATTGATAGTTACGAAATCCTCATAACCCTCTTTAGGCTTGACATTGCACTTATCATCATCGAGCCCTTCGATGCTGTTGAACTCGTCATTCAAGGCTTCGAGCAAATCTTCAGGATCACCGAATTGTTGGAGTTCTTCCTCAGTGTATCCGCACTGCTTTGCAAACTGTCCAAGGCAGCACATATAGCCAGCGTCATTGCACAGTTGGGTACTCCCTTCACCTACAGGCTCGGGTCCGTAATCGCTTCCACTCTTCCATTTATCGATATCAAGTACGAATTCCATACTCATTCTCCATTTGTACAATTCTATCAAGTGCTGCCGTATAAACTTCTTGAAGCTTGTTGTATTTCTTTAACAGATCAATATGCTCATCTTGAAGTTCAGCATGAGTTTCCATCATAGCACGAAGCTCGTCTATCACGTCAAGCTTTTCTGCACGAATTCGATCTTGCTTCCATTGTTCAAAGTCAACTCGCCATCTAACGAGTTCATGAAGATATTCCTGATACACCCGATCATGATAGCCATATCCCACACGAGGCTCCTTCGGCTCTACAGGTTTAGGATTTTCTGACAAAAATTTAGACACACGCGGGCCATGCTCATTGGTCATGTTTTGACCATTCGCAACATCCAAACGAGTAGGCTTGGCCTCATATGTATTTTTAGCATTGATAATATCAACAGGCGTAGTTTTGCTATACGTCTGGTAGTTCATGCCTTTCATGTGTCTTCCTCCATTTAGAAGGAAGTCTATCAGTGACGTACTACATCGTCAAGCATGATTTCCTGAAAATTTTCTAGTGGCTCGAAGTCGTTTAGTGAACCAACTTCATTTGACTTTATGACGAAGCCTGTAGAATTTTTAAAGTTGAAAGCGCCAACTGGTGTATCGTCTACGTAAGCTTGAATTGTATCACCATCACGCTGGTATGAAGTGCGGTTTCCATGATGACGAATGAGGTCTTTTGACCAATCATCGTAGGTAGTTCCATGAGTTCCGGGGTAGTTCATTCTTGGTCTAGGATCAGACATAAATTAGATTCCATAGTTTCTTTTTGCCCGATGATCAACCTTATGTTGGAGGTCGTCAATTCTTTTTTGAATTCGGACTTGCTCATTCTCGTCTGTTGACAAACTTTTCTCTGTCTCCAGCATTCGAATTTCACGTCTTGTGTTATCTAAGTCTTTAATAAATTTTCTTAACATTATTCGCCTCTAAATGATGGGTTTTCGGTAGAATTAATATTCAGTGGATTTGCGTCATTCCACAGCCACGTTTCAAAGTGACCATCTTTTGTTTCAGCTAACCAAGAACACGATTCAACCCAATCTCCAGAGTTCATATACCAGACAACTTCTTCCCCAAGCTTCACATCATAAAAACGCAATGCGGGCTCGTGGATGTGGCCACAGATAACACCTTTGTATCGGCCATGTGCTGCTTTGACAGCCGTTTCCTCGAACGCAAATATGTAGTTAGCCGCTTCCTTCACTTTCCCTTTGATCGCCTTTGAGAGAGACCAATATGGCTTTCTAAGCCATTTACGAATGCGATTAACTGTACTGTTCAATTCAAGTAGAAGATTGTAGCCGATATCACCAATCTTCGCAACCCACTTGTGATACTTCATAACTTGATCAAAACCATCGCCGTGGACTACTAGGTATTTATCACCATTTATGCTGGTATGTTCGTATTTGTTTACAATTTTTACATTTCCCATACTTAAATCAAAAGCATGGAACTTTCTCAAGAATTCGTCATGATTGCCTGCAACATAGATAATTTCTTTGCCGGATTTAGCAAGTGAAAGAATTTTTCTAATAACATTTAAGTGTTCTTGAGGGAAATACCATTTGGAAGATAGCCGCCACCCATCGATAATATCACCATTGAGAACTAGACGATCAAAGTCTGTATGCTCAATTTCTTTTAAGAATTCTAAGAGTTCATCTGCGGATGCACCACGACTACCAAGGTGAGTATCAGATATAAAAATAGTCGAGAAGTTTTTCATTTTTTAACTAGCCAATCAGTTTTAAGTGGAGTATCATACTCTTCAGTGATTTCAATATCACTAAAGTCATCAGCATTATACTTGGATAGGTCATAATCACCCGCATCATAGGATAGTGTCACATGCGGACGGTATTCGTCAAAGTCATAGGTTGCTTCATGTTCGTCCATGATTTCTTCATGACGTTTTGTTAGCTCTGGACATTTGATTTTTAGAACGAGAGCATTCTTACTGTCTCGTGCAGGGAATATGTGAAGTTTATCCGGTTTTGCGATAATAGGTTTATCTAGTTTACCCCGTGCTTTAAAATCTGGTAAGTGTTTGCGAGAGTAAATGACAGTGATGTGCATCTTGCCTTTGTCGATGGGGTTAGGAACATCAAGCTTTTTAATTTGATCCTGAATCATATTCATTGATTCTTTGGATGGTCGTGCTCCTACAAACGTTCCCGGTTTCTGTGTTTCTTTCTCAAGCAATGCAACTTCAATTAATTTCACTAGACATGTCCCTTTTTTAGTATTTAGCCTTCTTCTAAATCATCATTGATTCTGTCATGAATCGTAAACAAATCTGTAGTTTTTACCCATAGGTTGCCTTCCGTTGCACCGGGTAGTTTCATAGCGCCCACAGGAGCTATCTCGACCATTACCTCAACATGTTCATTCACTACATCATCTTCATCTTTTCGGCGTCTACGAGAGCGTCTAGGCTCCTGTTTTACAATCCTTTCAGCCACTCGCCCAGTGAGATAATATTCACTGCCGTCATAATAGTAACGCTTTGACATATCAAGGGTTTGGTCATCTTCCATAAAATCTTCCCAGAAAACTTATAAATACAATTGTACATCGTCTGTGAGATATTTATTCCAGTACGATTTGCACGTCAGGCAAGGACGAGACACAGCGGCGATTCTACTATCGACTATGATAATTGTCAACGTTAGATTAGCCTAGTTCTCCAGCTTGACTATTTTAAAATTAGTCCGTTATACATGGGAGGTGATAGACAGTAACAAATCAAGTATGAGACTGCAAAAACACTAACCATGTAGGGGGACACACAATGTCTAACAGACGCAGCAGAAAGAAAGCACAATGTGCTAAAAAAGAACAGATCGAAGTGCTAACAGAAGCATTATATAAAAATGGAATTGCAATGGCAGAAGACCGAAAGAAAAAGTCATGGACGATCCATGATTTACGCGCTATCAAACCTCTTAACGAACCACAACGTCAAATGTTTGAATCTTACTTCTCAGGAAATAACATCATAGCTAATGGCTCCGCAGGAACTGGTAAAACATTAGCAGGAATGTATCTAGCCCTAACTGATGTATTGTCCAAAGATGCACCTCAAAAAAGAATCATAATCGTGCGAAGCGCCGTCGCCAGTCGCGAAATTGGTCACTTACCCGGCACAGTTGATGAAAAACTTGCTCCCTACGAAGCTCCATATCGAGACATAGTTAGTTTCTTAGTGGGAAATTACAATGCATATGACGATATGAAAGCTGCCGGTATCATTGAATTTATGCCTACCTCGCATCTGCGTGGTTTGAACTGGGATGATGCTGTTATCCTAGTAGATGAGCTTCAGAATCTAACCTTCCATGAAGTCAATACTGTTATGACCCGTGTGGGTGTGGATTCTAGCATCATTCTGATCGGTGACCAAATTCAAACCGACCTATATAAATCACATAACGATCAATCTGGAATGCAAAAGTTCTTGAAAGTCGCTAGTAGAATGCCTGACCTTGACGAAGTTGTCTTCACTAAGGCCGACATTCTTAGAAGCGAGTTTGTAAAATCTTGGATTTGCGCTCTAGAAGAAGCCGTTTAAAGAAAAAGCCCCTACGGGGGCTTTCTCTTACAACAGTTTTGTGATTTCAGACTTGTAAATCTTGGTAAAACCAAGCTGCTCAGCATATGTGCATGCCATTTGCATGTCACTTTCATCAACAGAATTACCAACAATTACAATGTTAGACTTCTTGTCAGTTCGGTGAAGCTCATTTAGCAAGTTTCGTAATGGCAAATTCTTTGCTTCAGGCAAACTGCCACCGCGAAAATATTCTGGACTTCTCATATCCGCAATGAGGGTTGCACCTCGTAGCGTTTGAAGTCTTTCACGATTAATAGAGCGCATATCACTTCTCCTATTCCAAATTCAGATGGTTGTACACCTGATACAGATTATGTATACGAGGGAACAATGTACAATTTTTGTTACCCGGTAGCGCAACCAACAATGTATGATCAACTTTGCCACTTTCATGAAAATCTTCACAATTTCCAACTTGATCATCTACTGCAACAGCAATGTGATCGTGGTGCTCTAGATAATCCATCTTGTTTTGACCATGACCCGTGATTACAAGTTCATCATACTCAAGATCATGTAGGCCCAGATACACCTCAGTTTCCGCTCTAGCGTTTGGTACGAATCCTTCTCGTGCTGTTACGATGACAACCTTAAAACCCCTTAGACGCAAGTCACGGAGCAGATACGGGGCAAATAGATGAGGTCTGACTGTTCTGAAGACTTTATGCTTCTGACAAATCTCTTTCAGTTGGTCACCGTCAATACCTGCTCGCTGATGAAAGTCATGGTGGCCATTCCAGAGACACCAATGGTCAACTTTTTTTCCTAATTCCAAGCTAACGATTTCCATTAGCTCTTCTTTAAGATTCAGAAGTGTATCATCCAGATCAAAAACAGCAACGTTACTCATACTTATCCTTCAAATAGGTCAAGTTGAGACTGTAGCAGTCTCTCTAGCTCCGCACGTTCAGCTTCAAGATCACGATCATTTGCACCATCTTCGCCAAAGATTACATCTTCGAAGCGAATCTCTAGCTTTTTGATGATAGCTGCTTGTACAGTTTCCCAGTCTACACCAGTTGCTTCGTAGAACAAAGCCTTGTACCAGTCAGAATCACCAAGTTCTTCGAGGACGTTGATGTAATCAAGACCTTCTTCACGCTGCAATCCCTTGAGAAGTGCAGCAGCAAGCTCACCATGTTCTGTAATAGTTCCAAGCAAAGCATGAAATACTCTCGGATTGATTACAAGTTCTTCAGTCTCTGTTTCGCTAGAACGCGATGCTGCCGCAATAAGATAGCCTAATTCATTACTCAGACGAGTAGTAGAAGTAGCTAATGAACTCATATCATCAACATATGGCAATTCACGTCCGTAAAAGATGTGTTTCTTATACCGATCCAAAATCTCCACAATAAAATCTAGAATTTGAAGAGAGGTAAAGAATATCTCTCTATCAACTGCTCTGAGAGTTAAAACATCCTTGACAGACTCTGTGCGTACTGCAAGTAATTGAAAATCTTTTCTATCCATATTTTTCTGTCTCCATAACGAAAAAAGGGTGCGCCATTATAGCACACCCTTTTATCGAACTTCAAGATAGCTTAGAGCTATTGCACCGGATAGGTGCCATTCTCGTAAGCTTGTCGGATACGACTATCCTTTGATACACCACCTAGCAACCATTCCATCTGGCAACCAAGGATTCGGTGATTCTTTAGAATCAAAGCCTCGTTAAACGACGGAATGTAAGGTACATAGCGCAGTGGCATATGAGCCTGCTCCGGTGTACGGTCGTCCTTCTTCTGATTACATTGACGGCAAGATGCCACCACGTTCATCCAGTTGTTAGGACCACCTTTCGACGTTGGAACTACGTGATCACGAGTCAAATGCTTATCTGAGAAACGTTCTCCACAGTAAGCGCATATGTTCATATCACGAGAGAACAATGCCGCGTTAGTCAACGACGGAGTATCCTGACGATACTTAGTCGGAGAAATGTTGCTGTCGACAGCCACAATGGTATCAATCTCTACGATTGTACGTTCACCAGTCTTGGCGTTCGTTCCACCACGCAATGCAATCTTGATACGACCATCGGTCCATGCAATCTTACCCTTTGCTTCGTAGAACAGACACTCCTTGAAGTTGATCCAGTGTAGCGGTTCGCCACCCTTGTTCAACGCCAGTATCTGCGGCAACGTCGGTTGACCGACGATAATTTCTTGCTCCATCATTGTCCTAGCTCCTATGCCAAATGTACTTTGTCAAATCCCTCCTGCGTCGTCGGTCGCACATAGCTTTTCAGCATGCTGTCGATAACATGTGGCGGAATGCTTTTGCCCGTAGTTTCCTCACGGTGTTGTAGCCTACGCTTCAATTCTGCATCATCATCCAGTTCGAATGCAACCGCAATACGGTAGTAATTCTGTCCAGTGTCACGAAAGATGGTCTTACGCTTCTTCACATTGACATTAGTCTGATCCCAAATGATGTTCCTACCATTATTTACTGCGTCGCGAACCTTTTGCTTCACGATTGCCGTAGCCTTACCTACAAACTTCGAGAAGCCCTCAGTATACGTGATTCCTTCAGCTTCACACAATGCCTCAATCTCATCGTCGGACGAGATAATTACAAAGTCATCGTCTACAGCCGTTTCCATCTTAGCGATAAAATTATCACGCCAAGTAGACTTACCGGATGCCGGTACTCCAACCAACACGATAAGATTCGGACGCTCAGTGTGCAGCTTAATGTTCATTTTGCATCATCCCTTACATATCTTTCAATCAAATAAACGCCAGTCTCAAAAAACATTTCTCGCGCTGCCGTACATGAATCTGATAGTTGAGTACCATGACTCAATTTCCCCTGCGCGTCAACCACAACGTGCGCAATTCCTGTTTGAATAATGGCACGAGCACAATCAGCACACGGCATATGTGTTACAAACATAACGCAATCTTTTAGATCACCATCTGCCAAGTATATCGCATTCCTTTCAGCATGTTCAAACCAAAAATACTTTTCTGGACGCTCATGCCGCTCATCAATATCATCATTTACGCCTTGTGGCATTCCGTTGAACCCAAAAGAGCGAGGGTGTCCATCACCTGTAACAATAACAGCACCGACTTGAGTTGATCTATCCTTAGACCAACTAGCCACCATTCTCGCCAGCTTAATGAATCGGTCCTGCCATTTTGAATCATTAATTATTTTCATAATCTAAAGTATTTTCCTAGACAGAACTTGCACTTTCTATCTCTCTACTTACTTTAAAAATTACACCCCTAATAGTAGGTGATTGATAACCTCCGCAACTTACACGACCAGTTTCGTTAAGTTCTCTACGAAGAATCTGAGCAAGCTCATCATAAGATATAACGTATTCAACCTCTTCAGACGTTACGGTTACAGTTCTTTTTGTTTTATTCATCGTTCTCTTCCCCCATCGGGCCAACTGACCATAAGTTTCTTGGTTCCATCCTGATCAGTGAACCAGCTTGCATTAATGCCTTCAACATAGCAACCAAGACTGCTATCTACATGCTTCTTGGTATGCGCAATAATCATCTGGTAAATGTCTTCTTCAGTGTAGACTACTACTTTTTTCTTCTGAATTTTAAGGCTCATCATTAAGTACTCCCACGAAGAAGAACTTGCGGTTCGGGTTTCTGCACAACTTCATGCTTGACCTTAGCACCAGTCAAGATAGTACGGGGGTTCAGGCAATCCTGCTCAAGATCATCGGGATGCGTACCATATTCAAACCGAATGTCCGCAAACTGCCCTTTCATATTTGGAAAATTTGCTTCCAGTCCAACACGAATCAGTTCATAGATATCTTCTACACCAAGTTCAATTTCAGTAATAGTCTTTGCTTTGAGGTTCATTTTAAGTCTCCAAAAAGAAGGGGGCAGTGTCTCATAAATGAGTCACTAACCCCCTTTACGACCCATTAATGGATCAATTTTAGCACATTAGGCTGCTACATTATCAAGTCGCCGGGGACAGTCCTTGATAGCAGCGCGTTCACGAATGTCATCAAAAGTTTGCATACGGAGTAGTCTTCCATTCTCAAAGACAGTATCCATTGCGTCAACCTCGGTAGCGCGAATAGTATCGTGCTGATTGACAGTTCTGTACTTGCCAGTCACAGTGTCTTGCACCAGCGTCAAACGACCAGCTTTCGACGCTTTACTCGGATCAGTCAATGGAACTTTACGAATGTCACGAGCTTCACCGTCGACAATGACATGGCAAGCTTTCATTGCGAAGCGCATAGTATCACGAGTTACCTTACGAAGCAAGCCGCCACCGCTACCAAAGGTGATATTATCTGCACTGTAGCCAAGACGCTCAAAGTTATCAAGAATAGCCTTGGTCATTTCCAGATCAATACCGTCGCCCTGAATGATACGTACACAATCGTTCAAAACCTTGAAGCCTTTATCATTGACCGTGCTGCCGAAAAGCGAGTCAAGCTTCTGGACCACAGCTTCCGTCATTTCAACAGGATCACCAGAATCAGGGCGAATAACAATGACACCATTTTTTTCAATGTCTTCGCGAAGTTCACCGAACATTTCGATTGCAGCCATGAGATTGTAGGTATCGCAAACTACAGATGCAATGCCGGTTTTCGGCAGAATGTTCGTAACAATGTTCTTGAAGAATTCAAACTCTCGAAGTTCACCCCAAGAAGTCGTGATGCTGTGTTCCGTTGCAGGAATAGAGAAACCAGCCATACCATTCTCGGAACCGTAAACGTCCTCGACGTATCCAATACCAAGAAGGTTATCGGTGCTGGTGCCAGTCACGAGGTGAGCAGCGCCACCGACCATAGATTCCTGCTTCGTGCTCACACCACGGCTACCAAAATCCACCAGCTTCATGCTAGCAAGATCAGGGGTGCCAGTGCGATTCAGAGCCTCACGGATAGCCTTCGTAATCTCGCGAGAGTGCGTTGCAACGGTCGAGCCATACCACGAACGCATGATTTTCGTTTCAACGTAGGACGAGCACCACACCGTATTGAAACGAGGGTCCGTAGATTCTACGATGATGACGGCATTACCAACCGGAAGCACGGTGCCTTCTTTCACAGCACGAATGCGAATCGGGAGGTAGCCACCGTATTCGTTTACAATGATTTCCCAGCCGCGTCGGTTAAACGCTTCAGTAGAACCAAGGTGTTTGGCAAGGAATTCCTCTGCCTGATCAACCATTTCCATGGTGACCGGCTTCATGAATTCATCCATGAGAATGCCTTGGAGACCGAAGAATACAATCTCGTCGTATTTGGCACCCACGCGGGGTTCGACGTAGGATTGAGAAAAGGTCGTGCCTTCTTCCATGAACATCCAGTGTGAAACTTTATACGTGTCACAGTTCAAGATAACATTATCAGTAATTTTAATTTCATTATTCATTGCCATATCTCCTATGTGCAAGTTTAGATTATAGGGATTCCGCCCTCAATCCAAGTAATAATAATCTTTGAATTTCTTACTACTTGAACGTATTCTATACAACACCCCAGAAGGTGTCAAGTCTAATTCGTTTCCCGCGTCGTGCAACGTATCATATACCACACCATCTGCCATTACTTTCTTTGAATTTGCTGGTTTGTTCCCCTTGGAGTACCACTCATTCAAAGATTTTCTTAATTTCTTTTTAGTTTCATCTGATCGTTTAAGTCCTAAATTACCTTGTCTAATTTTCTCTGCATGTTCTGGTGTCCTGTTCAGTGCCATTTGCCTCAAACGCTCTCGTTCTTTTGGATCAGCGCATCGACGCTTAGCAGCATCTGATTTTTTCTTTCGTGTTTCCTTACTTTGTTTGACACCGTAGTTAGGATTGTTTTCACCTACCAATAAACCATTTTCACCGTATAATCTAGCTTTCATACTCTCATAAAGCTTAGAAGAAAATTTAAAATCACGTTCATGTTTATCGTGTTTCACCTTCATCATATTCAACGCTCTAAGCATCTTTATATGAGATTCTTCATATGCTTCATACATTTTTACTAGCAACAGATGGCAAATATAATGCTCTCGTGCCGTAAGTAAAACTATGTTTGTCTGTTTATCAGTTCCTCCCAAACTCTTTGGTAATATGTGATGGCGCTCATAGTAAGTTCCTTTACGCCATTTTCGATCTTCGTCAATTGCTTTTTGTACAATATTTCCGTATACTTTGTGATAATTCATAGCAATAGCTCCTTCTACTGCTATTTATAAGTATCTGCATTAAAATTTATCCGATGAAGTAGTCAAGGATATCAGCATGGTCCTCAAAGAGTTGGTCACGCATTCTCCACACTTCAGAGAACGGGAACCACCATGCCTTCAAGATTCCCTCACCAGCTTTAAGGCCCTTTACCGGAAGTGGATGAGAAGAGTCAAGTTTGTAGTAGAACGCCGTCGTAAGCGTCCTATTTCGATCTGTAGTCAATCTTGCACGCAAAGAGCGGTTAGGGTGATCAAATTCTTTTTTACTCACCAGAGAGCCTTTGAAAGCCTTTGGCGGCACGTCAAGATTTGTTTCAGTTAGCACGGCACGCATGGATGCCTGCTCCAAAGTTTCATTCGGCGCAAGGTGAACACCCGGTAGCGCCCATAGCCCGTAACCCAATGGATTACCACGCTGGACGAGAAGAACATGACCAGACTGTGCTACAACGCTATCTACAGTCTGAAAAGTAATCCCATACGGAAGAGCTTCATAAATCTTTTCTTCTTGAAGAATGTAGTGGTATTCATCTTGCAGACGAGTAAAATCATCAGACAGCGTATACTTGTCCAGCCATTCGTAAACAGCAGGCGGAAGATTACTCTCGGTATAACCCAAGTGGTTCTCAAACATAAGCTCACGAATTTTTGTAGAGCTAACCACTTTGCCAACACCTTTCTCTTTGACATACGGACCTGTCTCTACAAATTTCCACGTAGGGAAATTCTGACGAAGGTAATAACTAGATGAATCTTTCTCGTGCCCGATTAACGCAATAGACGGATTAGGTTTGCGAGTCTTGGCACGCACAATGTCCATAACAGTGCCTTGTACATAGCTAATCCACTTGGATTCTTTGTATCGACGGTCTTCAACATGAATGAAAGAGAGTTTGGAAACATCAAAACCAGCAGCGAATGCTGCTTCAACAATCATTTCTTGGCGCTGAATAGCCGTCCACGGATTCTTAGGAGTCGGTGCAGAATTAGCAGAGCCAATGACAACAATAACTTCTTTACCAGTTTCTGCGGCAAGTTTGAGAGTTTCGAGGTGACCGTCGTGAAACGGTTGGAATCGCCCAATGTAGACGATAAAATCGTATGCTTGATCCATTGCCATATCTCCTATGTGCTTCGGATAGTTCTGATTGTAGTCGAACACTAGCTGTATGTCGAGCACTCCGCTCATCAGCTTTATGTGTATCTTACGTGTATTTATAGGAGTTGTCAACCCCTGAAACAGAAAAGGGGCCAGTTGGCCCCTTCTCAGAATGCTAGTTTAACCTAGCTGATCTTAGATTTCAACATCGATACGTGTTGAGTTCACTGTTACTGTGTCAGTAGAAGTGATCTGTAGACCCATAGTCTGTGCAGCACCAGTACCAGATAATACAATATCGAAATCGAGACCCGCGATGTTGCCATTCAAGCGAAGCTTGGAACTGATATTGTAGTCAGCAAATGTTGCATCAGAAGTTGCTGTACCATCATGAGTTGCATAGATTTCAACAGACTCTTTCTGATCGGTATCAGCTTCATCAAATACTGTAACAAACCATTTAACAGTTTGTACTTCATCAACAAGAACTGTGTCAACAGTTGTTGCGGTTGTAACACCTGTAGCAACTGCGGTCTTTGGTGCAGCATCTGCAACAGCAATATCAAGAGCATCGATAGACGCTGTTAGCGTTTCGCCATTAGTAACAAAGTTCTGTTCTGTGTAAGTACGGTTACCGATTGCAGTATCAATCGCATCAAGCGATGCCGTGATTGTTTGGCCATCAGTTAGAACGTTATCGTTTGTGTACAGACGGTCACCAATTGCAGCATCAAGCTCGCCAATTGCAGCTTCTAGCGTACCGTTCTGAGTAACAACTACTGCGGAAGAGTAAGTTGGTGTTTCAGAACCGGCTGCATCTTTACCGATAAATGCGCGGATGAATGCAAGTTCAGCGTTGTTTGTAGTAGATGCAATCTGTGTCCACTGTGTACCATCATAAACCCACTGAGATTCTGCATATGTACCATCTTGTACAAGCAACGCATCGCCATCTGTTGCGGCATTGTCTGGGTCTTCAGTAAATGTCCAGTTGCCGGATGAACCAGACACAATGTACACGTTTTCGTTACCTGTTGTCAAGTCAGTGAAAAGAATACGATCATTAGCCGCAATCGTAACACCGTCTACCGTGTCAGCAACGTTTGCTGCGGTTTCTGCTGCTGTGATATCAGCGTATGTAGTTTCGTCTAGGACGAGTACTGGCTCACGCCATGACATACCATTAACTACGCTCTGTACGTAATCCTTAGAAGCAGATTGAACCCAGTCGGAAGTTGCATTTGTATCAGCAATTTTCTGATAGACAGCAGAAATACTTGAGCTTGCATCAGTTCTTAAATAGATAGAACCAATTGGTGCATCATCTTGGAAACTTGTGTCACCGCCCGGTGCCCCGGAACCTGAAAGGACACTAGCTGCTCTAGTACCATCTTCTTCATCAATTGAGAAGCCTACGGCTGCTCTATATAAATCTAATGCCATGTCAATCTCCTTTATACTTTTTTGAAAGGCTTACCTTTATTTATGTTGCTCACAAATTTCTTAAACAATTCTAGTTGCACAAACATTTATAGTATTTAATCCTAGATTTTCAACAGCCAATAGAATTTCATTAGAGCCGGGACCAGCCGTAGCAGTCACATCATAATTTAGCTGTGCATTAGTTAATATAATGGATGCTTCATTAAAACAGACGGTCCCATTGAAGTCATGAACAGCATGTATTTCAAATGAGGTGGTATCGTTTGTCACTGTATCATGAATAGAAACTAGCCATTTTATGGATGGACAAGGGTCTGCTTCGTAAATATCAAGAGATTCGATATCGCTAGGAAGAATTGTAGCTTGAGTAACAGTAGAAGAACTGCTACCGCCGCCTCCTACTCCAGTTGTCAGGATTATGCCATCCATTAAAAATCCTCTAGTACATGATTGGGCTTTATCTCTAAATACCTATATCGAATATTTAGACATACGGGATCATTATGAGTAAACTTATTGCGTCGTTCTTCACCAATAGTGGTTCACCAGCTACAGGACTGTCACCGACGATCCGTATTTGGGAAGTGACTGGTCTTTCCAGTACGCTAGTAGTCACTGACGCTCCAATGACTGAAGTCGGTGATGGTTTTTACAAATATGAATTCACAACCTATGATCCTTCTAGCGAATATTTATTCCGTTCTGATGGTGGAGCTTCATTACCTATCTTTGAACGCTATCAAAAAGCAAGTAATAGAAATTCTGCAAGCGAAGTTTGGAATGCAGACTCTGCCGAATATACAACGTTGAATACCTTTGGCGACAAAGTAAATGATATTGCAACTGATACAACAGCACTTAGAATTGATGTAACCGCTGCTCTTAGTGTTCTTGATATCCTTCTTAAATACGAATCAAATAGAACTCGCGTTGATCCATCTGCTAATACTCTTACAATCTATGATGATGATGGCACTACAGTTCTTCAAGTGTTTAATCTTAAAGATGAAAATGGTAATCCATCATCTACGTGTATCTACGAGAGAGAGCCACAGTAATGGCGACGAATTGTTCTGGACCATGCTTTGGATGTGCTGGAAATGTTATACTGAAAGGTATGGCAGGAGATGGTAAACGAATTATTGTCGGATTTTTCTATCATCAAATCGAAGTAGAAGTTGACGACGTGAGACCCGGTGGAACTGGTGGTGGCGGTGGCATGATTCCAGTAGGTCCACCCCCTGTACACGATAGACCTGATTACGAGAGACCCAATCCTGATAATGTAGAAGTTACAATTACGGTACGTTGGCCATTCATGGACAAACCTAAGATATTGAATTTTATTATGAAGAGAAGTTGGGCAAACATTGTGGTAAACAGGATAGGGAGGATAAATACCTTTAACGAAAACTTCATGGTCAAGTATAATGATATCAAAGATGGCTTTGTCGTGAAGTACGATCAATTACGAGAAAAGTTTAAAGTCAAATGGAAGAAATGAGTTTAATCGTTGCTGTGGGCGTGCCCTATGAAGTGGAAATTACGTCCACTGGCATTCCTATGCATGAAACAGATGTTGAGTTTTGCGTACTTCAAAATGATGTTAGATATGCTTTCCCTGCTAAGAATGTAAATGATACCAAGTTCATCTTTACAATTACTGACGCAGTATCACATCTTGTAAACAAAACACTTGACTATAAGCTTTGTGTGTATTACGGTAATGCTAGATTTGAAGCAGACCGTGGCTCTTTTAATTTACTAGATAAGAAAGCATTTGATGTTAAGATGAAGAAGGATACGGATGTTCCTACAAAGACTTCACTTGCACAACGCCTAACTAATAAAACCGCGAAGAAAACAACCGCTACGCCGGAACCTACTGCCACACCGGAAGCTACGCCGAAAGTAACCAAGAAGGTTACTGCAACTAAGCCTACACCAACGCCGGAAGTAACACCAACTACTACGTTAAAAGAAGCTAAGAAGGCATTGAATGAAAGTAGCGTATCTAGCGATAAGAGTAAGCAAGTTCGTGAAATTCTAGCTGGTCTAAGTAAAACTGCTACACCAACTCATAAGATTCAAACAACAGCTACAGCCACGCCAGAGCCTACTGAACCAATCACTACAGGCTCATTCTTTGAAAGTGTTGCTGAAATCAGGAAGACAAATGAGCAACGAAATCGTCGCAAGAAGATTCGTGAAGTGATTCATTCAGCGAAGAAAAAGAAAGACGATTAAGCATATCTTCAATTTCCTCACGGCATGACTCGCAACCCGTACACGCCGTCGTAGACTCCTGCACTTCTTCAAGTGTCCTAGCACCTTCCTGTATAGCTTCTTCAATCTGACTCTGACGAAGATCAGAACATAAACAAATGTACATATCGTCTTCCATAGTAATAATCATTCTCATTTGTATTTATCAAGGCAAACAAAAAGGGAGCATAAAGCTCCCTTTTTCAACACTCACTATCGTGGAGTCAGGAGATTACTCAGAGCTTGGACCTTTTGCAATGTAGTTAACAAGCTGAGCCGGGAAGAAATCCCAGATTGGGCTCATCAATGTGCCAAAGTAAATCTGAGCTTCTTTGATACCTTCCAAGTCACCTTGCTGAAGGTTCTTCTTGATCTGCTCTAGAGCCTCAATGACATTGACCTTGATACTCTTCTCATTGTACCCTTTACGGTCATAGCGGTCAATAGACTCTTGTACTTCTTTGATACGCTTGTCAATAGCTTCGATAACTTCACGAGGCGTCTTAACAGATGTACCAAGGTAATCTTTACCAGTACGCTCACCCTTCTGTTCAGCATCATCAACAGCGTGGTAGAATCCAGTGTTACCAAAAACAGTTGCATCTACGGCTTCATCCAAACGAGTCAATGAACCAATTTTTACCATAGAGACTTTACCATCCATGGAGTCAGCTACACCTACTAGGTTAGCTGGACCATTTGGTACAACCACAACTTTTTCTTTGCTTCCATGCTTGACTTTATCGCCTTTTACAAATGGGCTTTCATTTGGAGCTTTTTTATCAGCCTCATCTTTTTCAGCTTTCTTTCGATCACGCTTGGAATCAGGTGTGTCGCTACCTACTTCTTTACCGGACTTACTTGCCTTTTTAGCATACTTGGCTGCTTCATCAAGCTGAGCAGATTCAGACATACGACCCCTAGATACAGCTTCAGCACCTTTCATTGCACCTTTCTGCTGTTGTTCTAACTTTGAAACTAATTCTCTAACACCAGCTTCATCTGTAATATTTCCATCAGCCATCGTGCGATAGAATTCTTCAATTTCAGCCATACCAAGATTTTTCAAAGCACCATTCGGAATAATGTCTTTATATTTTTTAGCAACTTCTGTTGGGACAACTGCACCTTCTGTGACTGGTTCACTTGCAAGATAATCTGTTACAACATCAAGGTAATCTTCAGCCTTCGTTAACTTAGACTGCCACCATGCTGGATAGTCCGCACTGTCAGAAAGCATGGACATAAGACGCTTTACATTCTTCTGCATCGTTTGAACTTGACGCATAGCCATATCACCATCAGGATGATTCTTGCTTTCAAGAACAGCTACGTCTTCAACTGCTTCTTTAGCCATGTTGGTTAGTGTGGCATAGAAAACCTGTTTGCCTTCTTCTTCACCATACTGCTGAATCATGTTCTTGTACATGGAGCCATCTTCGTACTCTTTCTTGAGTTTATCAAGCTTGTTGGCTTCGCCAGCAGTTAGCTTGCCTTCCTTTACGCAATTAGGAACACGCTTACCGCCTTTCTTCTTATATCCTTTCTGCGTGTAACCCTTCCAGCATGCCTCTTCAACAGTTTCTCTATCTGGGGCATATGGAGCACGAATTACATCGTCCATGCTCACAGAAAACTGTGAGAAACCGTTAGCAAGCATGGTGTCTGCCATTTGCGGAATTGCTTCAGCGGATTCTAGTCGGATTGGAGTTTCTTCTCCATCTTTATAGGCATGTAGAATGACACCAGCGTCATAGCGATCAGAGCTATATAGATCGCGCGCTTCGGATTCATTCAGTGGTTGTTTAACAACTGGATCGTAGAATTTCTTCTCGGTCAAGCTGTAGTATACTGTGCGGCCATTCGGCATAAGGAATGGACCTTCTTTGTCAGTAATGTTACCGTGGCCTTCGACCTCATCGATGCCATAGTTTTCGTAAAGATCATTGACAAGGCTGCTATCTTGAGCCTGTCCTGTCAAAACGCGCATTCTGTAAAGACTTTTGTTCATGAGAAATATCCCTCTTTCCCTTATTTATTGAATTGTTTAAAGATGTTTCCACTTTGACGCCATGAACCAGCTAATCCACGAGCATCGTAAAGTTGTTTAACTGCATCAGCAATTAAATCTTCATATTGTTCCCATCTTTTAGTTACTAAGGGAGAGGGTTTTGGGACTTTTAAATCTTTAAAACATGAGTCTACGACACTGATGGCACAATCCCAATCGCGTTCTAAATCCTTCGCTTTCTTGTTGATTTCTCTTTCGAGAGCCTTTATAGTATCATTGGGGAATGGAGCTTCAGGATCAGTCTCTTTAAAAACTGGCTTGTGCTCATCCTTCTTGGCATTCTCTGTTAACACATCAGTTAATTTCATAGTCTTTCTCTGCTACTTCGTTTATATCTTCCCGCACACTGGCGAATGGATCGCTAGCGGTTCTTGGGGTAGACACTGGTCCGGTTGAACTTGGATCAATACCAAGTTCTCTCCGCAATGCTTCTTCGTCAAAGGAAGTGCCATCTGTAGTTGATGGGTTAGACCGTGGCGAGCCTGCGGAGAAAGGTCCAGTCGGACTTTGCGTTTGATTATCGTTAAACCTTTCAATGCGAGCATTATCTTCCTCTGCTAATCTATCATATACGTCTGTTACCTTTCTATATAGCAACAAACAATCTCTATACTGTAATGCTGAAATACGGTAAGCTTTCGCTATTTCACCTTCCGATGCATTTGTCGGCGTGGTCTCTAATAACGGACGAGGGCAATTAATTTCTGGAGGCTTAGGTACATTCGATACTGGAACATATTTCTCTTGATAAACAATCTCGGGAGATGGTTTAGTAAGCCAATCACAGCCAGATAGCATCAATACGGCAATTAGGATAACTAGTACTCTCATTTGAAGTCTCCTAAGCCATCACGTAAGAATTGAATTGCAGCCTCACAATTTTCTGGAACTGGGGCATCTATCAAAGATGTGATTGTACGTTGAGTTCTTTCACGTTCTGTATCGATGTTTTCTCTAAGCATATCGATCATCCCGTCACGAAACTTTCTGTCATCAGATAAGTCTTGAATTCTCTCATTTTGAACTGACATTTGGTCGCGACATGCTTGTGTTTGCTGTTCAGCACGTTCTTGTTTATTTTCAGCTTCTCGTACTTCATTTTCCAAAGTACCAATACGCCAAGTTTGGATACCTCCCCATGCAAGGGCTCCAACTAGCGCCATAATAAGAACCCCGGTAAATGCGGGGCTCCTACCTAATAATCCAAGAACAGCTAACATTATGCCATATTATCCAGACGTGTACGTGCGGAACGCAAACGCTTTGTAGTTTTGTTCATACGATGCTTATTGTTAGCTATCATTCTCTTGAGAGAAGCATTCTCTTTTTCAAGAGAATCAACTCTGTGGATCAATCTATCTACTTTTCTTGATAGTTCTGTAATAGCTTTTTCCATATTCTGCGTATCCTTTTAAATGCTTCGACTGTCATTTGTGCATCTTCCAAAGCATCATGGGTTGTTCTATTATTTAGCCCAACCGCTTTGAAAATATCATCGGAACTCGACAGTCCAAGAGTTCCCATGGCCAATGAGTATGTGTCTAGCACTTTATGACTAAACTTCACACCCTCTACTTCGTGTCTGATAAACAAATCTTCCAAGAAGAAATGATCAAATGAGCGCCAATGGTGACCCATGAAGAAAATAGGATTCGATAAGTCTACGTATTCCGACCAGAATTCTACCATTTCAACAATGGCCTCTTCTTCAGTTACACCATTTTCTTCTAGCCATTCTTTACTAAGACCATGAATCTTCTCAGCACCTTGTGTCCACTTGGCAACACCGTTCCATTTGATGTTGATCTTTTTCTCACCAAGTGTTTCTAAGGTTGTAGCATCAACTGCTACAAATCCCCATTGAACGGACTGATAATCCTGACAAACTTTGATATTACTACAAGCTTCTTCATAGCCCCAATTGAGACCACTTGTTTCACAGTCAGCACAAAATATTACTTTAGGTTTGTACATACGTCTATAATCCTTTGAACTCTTTCATTTAAATCTGGTGTATCGACATAGTGGCAATTACCCATCTTAATACTATGATATGCAATCTGGTGATCAACCATAGATGCAAAGAATTTGTTTGTTGAGCGAACGCCATCTTCTTCCGGTGTATAGTTTTGCCGACCAGTCAGATAAAAAACATGCTCAAAATGTTCTTCTTGTGCTTTAGCACAACGTCTGTAGTAATCTTCTAGCCAATCACTATAGTCGTTATATGCTCCTAGTGAAACCATTGCATATACAAAAATATCCGCAAATGTTCGTTCTATAAGAACAATTCCATGCTCTAGTGTTTTGGTCACAGGATTAAGTGTGATTGCTTGTTCATGGCGTCTAAGCAATTCCTCTTGAAACCTGACTTTCAACGGTGGATATTTGTTAACTTCGTTTAGTGTCAACTGCCATCCTGTTAAAATACTTCTGGCAGTTTGCACTTCACTTCTAATAAAGCCTTCTTGCTTTGCTAGTTCATTTATAGTAGTGCTTTTGCCCTGTCCTTGGGCACCAGATATTCCAACTAATTTCATTCAGTATCCTTCGGAATTTCATCTACTTGTACTTCAGCGATTTCACCAACCAATTCTTCGTCCTTTGCAGATTGTTCTTGATCTTGGGCATGCTCTGTAATCATTTTATCGACAATGGAGTCCACATCGATACCTTTCGACGCAAGTAGATCAGCCAATGCCATTGCTTTTTCACTGACTTCATCAAACTCAGCCTTGACTTTAGCACACTTCTTCTCGTAAAGTTCTTTCTTGGGTGCCGTTTTGGCTTCAAGTACATTACTGCGATACGCCATGTATTCTTTGGCGAGGGCCATTTGAGCACGAACTGCCACACGGAATAGTGCCACGTAGTGTTCTAGCTCTTTTTGGTGTTCAGATTGATTGGGGTTTTCTTTGATGCCGTCAAAAACGACTTTTTTGTCATCCATGGTACTCTCCTAATCAGTGGATTGTACCATATATTATCTTAGCTCTGCAACCCTGTAATTGTAAGGAATTGAACGTTACCAACAGTTTTAAGAACTGCTTCCTGAGACTTGTCTTCCGATACATTCTTAGTAGGATCAATGTCAGTTCCAGCCAAAATAGCTTTGCGAACATTAGATTCACAGTCGAAGTCTTTACCTACGTTGTAAATCCAGACTTCAGTGAAGGTTTCATCTGCTTGTTCTTTGCGTGATACCAAGTACGCACCCTTGACCGCTCGGACAACACCCTCGTATTTTGGACCAAGGTCTTCTTCCTCATCGGACGATTCTTCTTCATTCATGTCCTCTTCGTCAGAGTCATCTAGTGTATCATTATCGTCACCGAAATCCAACTCTTCATCGTCCATATCGTCATCGAAATCGAATTTACGGCCTTCAAGCTCATCTTCTTCAGGATTCTCTAGATTATAAATGAACTCAGCATCAATATCAAAGTCTTCTAAATCGTCAAAACTATTATATTCGTTTCTATAATAGTCAGGGTCTTTATAAACTAATGAACCACGAGCATTTCTCGGCTCATAATCATCGTCGGTGAATTGGCCAACAGAAGGTAATTCAGTTCTATCTGGTCGAAGTACACGACGGAACTGGCTACCTATTACACCATCACGACTACCAGTCATGGAACGTGCCATCTTATCTAAACCTTGACGCGGACCTCTACCACGAACGATATCATCCATACCATAGTCAGCTAAAAGTTCGTCAACATCACTAATCAAATCTTTTTGATCATCAAAAAATGGATTAGGAATATATTTTCTTCTGCGGTCTCTCATTTATAACCTCTCCGTGTATTGTATTTATAGGGGTAGCTAGCATAAATATGATTAACCGTGGAGTTTGTAAATGACAAGTAGAATTGTGCCACTTTATCTGGACTTGGCGACAGGTAAATATGTCATCAGGAATACTGAAGTGGCTGAAGGGCTTCTTGCCTTTGTTGTTTCTATTGAAACTGCTCAAAGTGTTTGGACCATCGATCACGGTCAGAACACTCGTGGCGTTATTGCAAAAGTTTATATAAATAATCAAGAAGTAACTCCTGATAAATTCCGTATTGTCGATGGTAATACAGTCCTGTTTGAATTCTCAGAACCGACAACTGGCATCGTGCATTTCTTTTTCTATGGTGTGGATACGTTCTTCCCTACACCTACACCAACTCCGGTTGCTACGGTTACACCAACTGTTACTGTTACTCCGTCTCAGACGCCATCACAAACACCGTCGCAAACGGCGGCTGTAACGCCTACCGCAACTGCTACAGCGGCTGTAACACCTACAGCTACCGTTACACCAACACAAACTCCTGCGCCGACACAGACAGCGACAAACACACCTACGGTTACGCCGACATTGACGCCAACAAGTACTGCTACTCCTACGGTTACGCCGACGTTGACGCCAACAGCCACAGTGACTGCTACGGTTACGCCATCTGTAACCGTATCTCCAACGCCAAGTATTACTCCAACAGCTACTGTAACACCGACTAGCACAGTCACTGCTACTGTAACACCAACTAGCACAGTCACTGCTACTGTAACACCAACAGTTACGCCAACGTTGACACCAACAATTTCGTTAACACCGACATTGACGCCAACTATTTCGTTGACTCCAACGCTGACACCAACTATTTCGTTGACACCAACATTAACAGCAACAATTTCGTTAACACCAACATTGACGCCAACGAATACGCCACCGTTTACACCATTCATTACTTTGTCGTCAACGCCGACACCGACACCAACGAATACTATTACGCCAACGGTAACGCCATCGGTGACGCCTACGAATACTATTACGCCAACGGTAACACCGTCTGCTACAAATACGCCAACAATTACACCAACGGTAACACCTTCGGTTACTCAGACACCGGCATTTACGCCGAATCCAACAACGAGCGTGACGCCTACGACGAGCGTGACACCAACTGTAACACCAACTGTAACACCGCCAGTGACAGTGACGCCATCGTTTACACCAGTTATTACACCGTCAAATACTGTAACACCATCTGTTACACCAACAGTTTCGTTGACGCCAACTAACACGCCGACAATTAGTCTAACACCAACAAATACGGTGACGCCAACTACTACACCAAGTGTTACGCCAACACAAACACCTGCGGTTACGGTGACGCCATCATTTACCCCGCGAGTTACACCAACGTTGACACCAACGATTTCATTGACACCTTCGGTAACACCTTCGGTGACTCCAACTATTTCGTTGACTCCAACACTTACACCAACAAACACAGCAACAGCTACTGTGACGCCAACTGTGACGCCGACTATTTCACTAACACCAACGTTGACGCCAACAATGAGCGCCACGGTAACTATTACGCCATCAGCTACGCCAACGATTTCGTTGACACCAACGCTGACACCAACATTAACTGTTACAGCAACTCCAACAGCAACAGTAATTCTTACACCAACTAATACGGCTACCGTTACTCCGACACCAACATTATCGCCTACAATAACCGCGAGTGCGACTGTAACGCCAACGATTACACCAACTAATACTGCTAGTGTAACACCAACGGCTACAGTGACACCAACATTAACGCCTACTGGAACACCAGCAGGTACACCGGGCGTATCCGTGACACCAACTCCGACAGCTTCGATTACGCCGACGCTAACGGCCACAGTTACAATCACGCCAACTACTACACCAAGTGTAACACCAGCAAATACTGTTACACCTACAGTAACTGCTACCGTAACACCATCAGCGACAGTGACTCCAACAGTTACTGTTACTCAAAGCACTACGCCAACATTGACACCTACTGGAACACCAGCAGGTACGCCGGGTGCATCCGTGACACCAACTCCGACAGCTTCGATTACGCCGACACTAACAGCAACGCCAACGATTACACCAACTAATACTGCTAGTGTAACGCCAACAGCTTCAATTACGCCAACTGTGACGCCGACACTAACAGCAACGCCAACTAATACACCTACCGTAACTGCTAGTGTAACACCAACAGCTTCGATTACGCCAACTGTGACGCCAACTGTGACGCCAACTAATACTGCTAGTGTAACTCCGACTACTACGTTGACACCAACGTTGACACCAACGTTGACCGCAACGTTGACACCAACAGTTACGCCATCATCTTCAGGAGTGCCAGTATCGCCAACGCCTACAGTGACGCCAACCGTTACAGTATCGGTAACGATTACTCCTACACCATCTCCAACACCGTTATCAGAGCTAGAAGGATTGTTTACAGGTTATACAGCAGGTGGTTACACTACTCCAGCTAATGTATCAACTTCTGAAATACGATCATTCCCGTTCAGTTCACCATTTACAAATGCGACTAATATTGGAAGTCTACAAGTGGCAATTTTTGTAGGCGAAGGTGCAGCTTCAGGTTCTGATGGATATGTGATGGGTGGCGCTACTGGCACGGGTCCATTTGGAAGAAGTGATAGTGTTGAGAGTTTCCCTTTCACGTCGCCATTTACAACCACAACCGACGTTGGAAACTTAACAACCGGACTGTTCAACTTGAGTGCTTCAAGTGATGGTAACAGTGGTTACGTTGCTGGCGGTGATAGCGCCGGGGGCGTTACCAACGTAATTCAAGAATATCCGTTTGCAGCACCATTTATAACTGCAACTGATATAGGTGATTTGAATGTAGCTACAAATCGTTTTGCTGGAACACAATCAGACACCCATGGTTATACTATGGGCGGTAGAACACCTGTCACACCGTTTGTAAATACGATTGAACGCTATCCGTTTACTACAAGCTTTACTACAGCCACAGATGTTGGTAATCTAACTGAAACTATCAACTTGAGTACGGGACATAATTCTGACACTGACGGATATAGGGCTGGAGGTACAGCACCGGGCTCAGTTAGAACGGTTGATCGATTCCCATTCTCGGCTCCATTTGTAACGGCAACAGATGTTGGAGATATTGGACCTACTGGCAGATATCAAGCCTCTGGTCACTCAAGCAACACAGATGGATTCATCGGTGGTGGATTAGCACCCGTAACCTTATTCTCTATTACAAGATTCCCATTCAGTTCGCCATTTACAAATAGCACTGATGTAGGTGATATCGGAGGTGGTATCGCACGAGGTTCTTCTGGCTTAGAAGATGGCACGGGATTTGCGCCAACGCCAACACCGACACCAACTGTGACAGTTACACCTACATTAACTCCGACTGCCACACCGACACCTACAGTTACACCAACGCCATCAGCAGGGGCATTAAGTTATAATGATGGATATATTTCAGGTGGTTACAGTAGTTCACCGAGTATTGTGTACAATGACGTTAGATCGTTCCCACTATCATCACCTTTTACCATAGCTACAGACATAGGTAGTTTGAATTCTAATCGATCAGTTGCCACAGGTCATAGTGGAAGTACTGATTTATTTGTAGCAGGCGGCTTCGATAGTGGTGTTCCAATTATCTATGCGTCTGTTGATAGAATACCAGCATCATCACCATTTGTAACGGCTACCGATGTAGGCGATTTGATAGCTCCTATTGCTAATGCTTCAGGCGTGAGTGATCTATCAAGTTCTCAAGGATTTACAATTGGTGGATTTGAACCAACATTAAGTCCGGCTGTCAGAAGTAGTATTCGTTCATTCCCATTCAGTGCTCCGTTTACAACTTCAAGCGCCATTGGTGATATGACACAAGCCAGCGTTAATGGCTCTGGACACGAATCTGATACAGATGGCTATGTTTCGGGTGGTAGAAACCCGAATAACCCTGCACCTATTTTGCTTAATACTATTGAGAGCTTCCCATTGTCCTCACCTTTTGTAACATCAACTGACGTTGGTGATCTAATTACAGAACGCTGGAGAACTGGTGGAACACAATCTGATAGTGATGGTTACTTTGTTGCAGGTGATCTTAATTTCCCCGGTGGCGCAGGGACTGCACAAGTCGATAGGTTCCCATTCTCAACACCTTTTGTTACGGCCACCGATGTAGGCGATCTAGCTGTACCAAAACGTCTAGGTAGGGCATTGCGATCAGCAAGTGATGGTTATCACGCTGGCGACACGTTATCTAATAGAATTGATAGATTCCCATTTGCTGCGCCATTCACAACAAGTACTGATGTTGGTGACATCGCTTCGAGCGGAAACGTATTGAACTCTGTAGCGGCACAAAGTACATCATAACGGGAATATAATAAAATGAGTACATTAAGACAAATACACAGAAGTAAAGATACGGGCGAATTCTATTTGATGCTAAGTGACGCGTTCACTTTGTGTCCGTATACTTTCTTTCAAGATACGCCATCTACAGAATGGGTAGTAAAGCATAACAATGATTCTACGAATATTGGATTGCAAGTATTTGTTAATGATGAGCAGATACTTCCAGATCAAATCATTATTGATAATTCTAATCAGTTTAGAATTATTTTAACATCTGCTCAAGCTGGATATATTAACTTTGTGGTTTACAAGCAAGGCGACTCGTGCGGTGTTATAGAAACCATATAAGTTAATATAGCCATCTTAACATCATCGTATCTTGTTCATAAATATAAAGATACAAGGAATTGCCATGAATAAAAAATTTCCATTAGTTGTAGAACCACATCCCGAAGATTACGATGGGTATGAATTCATTACATTAATCCGATTTAACGATGAAAGCTTTTTGAATATCATTGATAACATTAGCAAGAAATATATCTACAGCTATGTTATAGACTTATGTGGACCAGAAAACTTCAGCGAAGAGGATTTGATTCGTATTGCTTATGAATGGTACGATTCGAATGGGGATCGCTATCCTATTTCTGTAGAATTTTCTAAGAGAAACTTAGTAGAAGAAGCATCTTCTATATTCAGGGCCTTTCCTATTGACTATGTAACTAGAGTAATTGGCCCACTGCCACAGTTCAACATGAATGGTCCTAACAAGGTCAGAAAGCGTAAGAGAAAGGAAGTACCAGAGGGTATTGAGATTGTTTACAAACCCCTCACTTCTGGCACACTGTAATTATTCGACAGTCTTCCAACTTTCTTTCATTTCATTATAACGTTTCAATAGTTTTTTGCCTTTATCACTGAGACCGGCACCGTCTGGGCCGTCACCGCCAGTTAATGCGTTCTTGTTAATAACATCTTCTGCTTTATCTGTAAGTTCAGCAGTTGGCGGATCAACGTCATCATTAATTTCAATGTATCCGTTATCTTCTAAGAAGTTACGGCCGGATACTACGTTACGAGTATCTGAAAGCTCGGCATGTGCAAGTTCTGGAGAACCGGCCAATTTCATACTCAGAACAATTCCAAGCTGAGTTGCATTCAACTCACCCACGAACGGACCAATTTCTTCATCTGCGGCAGTATCAGCAGAGCCTTGCTGTGGCTGTGGACCATCGTCCATACCCATATCATCCATACCCATATCATCCATATCCATATCCATATCCATTGGACCTTGTTCTAGAATTGGCCTTATGGGTTTAATGTCACTTAATTTCATATTCTACCTTCTTTTATCAAATGTAATTGTAGCACAATAAGCAGAGCGTAAGGAAGAGCGTGTGCGCGTCTCATATCAGATGGATCGCGTTTAGTAAAAAGCTCTTCCCGATACTGCTCCGGGTTACTAAGGTATTTATCTAACATTTTAAGTTTGTTCGGACGAATCAAAGCAAATACATCAGCAAGTGCCACAATGGACCTTGGTTTAACTCTAGAAATAACATCAAAATGCTTTGCTAAGTGAAAAAGTTTAGAAACAACTTCTTCATCTTCAAGTAGTGACCAATCAGGCTCCTTTTCTTGCAATTCTCGCATTTCTTCTTTAGATTTAAAATGCTTAAGTAGATTTACAGTAATCATATCAATTTTAATATATCCATGTTCTTTAAGCTGATCGACAGGTTTATCTGGTTTTGCTGGAATTGCAGCAAAACCAGTTATAGGATCAACCGCTATGTTTTGAAAATGATACCCGACATTGTGTTTCTTGAGTTCGTCATTCTCAATTCGCGAACTGCGAATGACATTAGGGAATAATTCCTCTACATCAACTTCAGGTGCGATATCTATGTCAATATCCATGTGTTATGGACCCCTTTATAAATATAGTAAAGCGGAGTTATATAATGGCCTATACTATTAATCTTCCCGATGGGAGTAGTTTTTCAGTTTTAGACACAGAGGTTGTATTCAATCATGGTGTGACCTTCACTGGTAAACGCCGTCTTGATTATGGTGCTGCTCGACAGCAAAACCTTGTACAACTTGCTGCAAACTTTTCATCACCTGAAGGTCCAACTCCGGGTACACCGCCTTCTAGCGTAATCAATAATCCACTTGAAGGTCAAACATGGTGGAACCAAACCGATGAGCAGCTTTATGTTTTCAATGGTTCAACATGGGCGACATTAGGTAGTACAATTAATGCAAATGATGTTAGTTTCACACCGTATAATAGCATAGGTTCAAATAATGTACAAGATGCTATTCAAGAATTAAAAGATGAAGTTGATACTATTTCATTGACACCGGGTCCACCGGGACCAGTCGGTCCAGCCGGTCCAACAGGTGCGACAGGTGCTACAGGTCCAGCCGGTCCAGCCGGTCCAACAGGCCCAGCCGGTCCAACAGGTCCACAAGGTCCGCAGGGACCAGCGGGTGACGTTGCCGGAACAGTGTTTAGGTCAGGCTTACGATCACTTACCACAGCTACCATTACTGAATCACACGGTCTTGGTGGCGTTCCAGACATTTATATGGTATATTTAGAATGCACATCCGCAAATAACGGTTATGTAGTTGGTGAGAGAATTCCAGTCGGCGGTGGTGCAGTTGAAACTTTACAGGTGAACGTTGGTGGCGGTATTCCTGTTAACCAAAACAGATTTGTCATATATTGCAATGCTACTAATCTTTATTTTAAATGGACAAATACGACATATTCTATCACGCAAGGCCCTTACATATGTCCAAAAAATGGCGGTGGTAGCAATAACCAAGGTGTGGCTGTAACTACTGGTCAATGGTCATATAGATTTATAGCTGTCAGATATTAAAGCCCTAAAGATTTTACAATCTTTTTCATTCGGTTTGTGAACTCAGGATTCTCTTTAAGTCTGTCATTCCAAATCTTAGGATCAACGTAGACTTCAAGTAGGGCACGTTGCTCCGGTGACATTCCATACATCATGAAGCTGTGAAACTTAGTAGATAGTAGCATCACCCATGGTGAGAATTTACGAGCTTGCATGAGCTTTATCGCAGTGTCTGGTAGCATGTGAGCTAACACATCACCTGTTTCACACCGATAGATTTTCGCAAGTTGATTAATCGTTTCTAACGTCACATCAGCTTGTTCTTCTGGCGTTACTAATTCATCAAACTTAGAGATGTAATGCTCATAGACTTTATTGTTACACCAGTCCTTAGCATGAATGCCAAGCTCAGACATGTATTTGATAAACTTTGAACGCGCAGGTAGAGCAACACGCTTGGAGAATTTTACAAACTTGACCATGGAAGTCAATGCTCGGGATTCGCTAAAACGTTCTTTAGATAGCGGTGCCATACCTCTTGCACGTCTCCACTCGCAATGAATCTCATATGCCGCCATGCCAGTATTACTACGCATTAGCTTTTCAATTCGCATTTCTTTACATTCATGCTTGTTGAATAGCTTTTCACTGGTGTACTTCTTAAAGCAGTATTTGCATTCGAAATAATTTTTCACTTCAACTCCAGTTTAAGTTTCTTTATTTCATCATCTTGCATGCCAAGCTCTTCGGCCATTTGTAAAATATCAGCATCGTCCAATACTTCCAAGTATTGAACTGCAACTCTACCGCTGCACTTGTAATATCGTTTCACGACCTCAGCAACTTTGCCCAGACTCTTATCCTTTGCAGTCTTTATAAAGCTGTACTTCTTAGGACGACGATCAGTAGAGCACAACGCAAGATTATACAGGAGCTTGGGATGATCCCCAAGCTCAAACACTGCACTGTTCATGAATTTGTTCACAAGCTGAATCTGAAGAGGTGATTTACAACCTCCTAGCCATCGCATCATGATGTAAGGTGATAGACCTTTCTGTTCTTCATCGCTAAGATTGCGAAAGTAATCACGATCAAACGCATCCACTTTTCGCAATACTTCATGTATGTCTAATCGCTCAGCCAACTGGTTTTAGTTTCCTCTGACAGAATTTACATTCAATGTGTGTGCCCTTATGAACAAGCTCTTCGCGAGGATGAATACAGTCCTTCACCATAGCTGCACGTACCTCATCAATCTGATCCATGATTGGCTGCTTCTTCAGAATCAAATCTCGAATCTGTTCTTCGTATGGTTCAATTCTACCAATCAACTCTACAATGCGTTTCCGCTTACGCTTCCACGCTAGTTTCTGATTCTTATCAGGAAATGAAGCAACCGCATCTAGCTCTTCTTCCTGCTTTATTGTTTTCTTTTGTTCTTCAGTTATGAATGAACGCATTTTATACTTTCTCCAATCTTAATAGGCATGCTGAAAAATTCATTTCACGATCAGCAATTATCGCGTCGTCTCTTAAATAGTTTGTGATAATAAGCTGGCCTTCTACCCATTTGTCAGGGTCTTCGAATTTACCAAGCTCATGCAGATGTTCGTAAAGGAATCGATAAGCTGGCACAAAGTCATCTTCATTGAGCTTACCGGCCAGTCTGTTCCTTGCTTCTAACCATCCATCATTCTCAAGTACATCGGCAATTTCGACCATTGTCATAAGAGAATCAGTAGGTTCTTCGGGAGGAAGAAGTTCGCCAGTACGAGAGCCCTGCTCAAGCATCTGTATCAGTTTGCGCATATCAGGATATGCCAAGTCTACATATTCTGCTAGAATTTTAGTACCTTTAGCTTTAATTTTTTCAGCCACTAGAATTTTAGCAGCAGCACGCATCATAGTCTTCTTGTCCAGACTCTCAAATGCATATTCCTGACAACGAGACTTGATAGCTTTGTGCAGTTTTTGCGGAGCATTACATGTTAGAATGAATCTAACACTATCGCTATTTTCTTCCATGATACCGCGAAGTGCAGCTTGAGCGTTTGGCGTAAGGTAATCAGCCTCGTCTAAGAAGACGACTTTAAAATCACCTAATGGAAGTGTACGAATAAATGCTTTGATTTCTCTACGAACTGTTTCTACTGAGTTATCGTCAGACGCATTCATGACTTTGAAATCAGCATCTGCAATATCTAACTCATGCTTGAGTATATTTGCAAGTGCCGTTTTACCTGTGCCGGGATGGCCAGCTAGTAATAAATTAGGAATTGTACCGTCTTTGATGTACTGACGAAATGCCTCATCGTGACTGCTATTTTGAAAGATGTATTCATCTAAGGAAGTAGGCCGATACTTCTCGACCCATAATTTTTGTAGCATATGGGGAGTCCTTTTTAGGAGCATTATACTCCAGAACTCCCCATATATCAAGTATCAGATCATAGGAAGTTCTTGATTTCTTCCGGTGGGTTATCAGGGTCAATAGTAGCTAGAACATGCTCAGCCTTAGTCTGCCAATACTTTTGACCTTTATCTTTGACCATGAACATAGTTGTCCATTGAAGATTTTCAATTAGGAGAACGTCTCCTACCTTGAATTCCTCATTTACATCAGGGCCAATGGATAATGCTCTAATCCATCTACAAGTATCAAGTTGTTTCTCGTGCCCTTCTGCGATGACTACACCGCTTCCACTTTTCTGCAAGAAGCCACCGCCTCCCACATCTTCTACGAATTCAAATAGAATGTGATCATCGATGGCCTGTAGTTCTTGTTCTGACATATATTATCCTTAATCTTCATCTTCTTCAAGTGTATCGTCTTCATCCGGTGTGCTGGTTGGCGTAGGTTGCTTACGCTTAACCACAGTTTTTGAAGTGCGACGACTAGTTGCGGTAGGTGTGGCTGTAGTAGTAGGTTCTGGTGTACTTTCAATACCTTCACCATCCGCTTCCTTCTGAGCTTTTTGTGCTCTTAATCGAGAACGTACATCATCTTCATTCTTTCGCTGCTCTTCTACAAGTTCAGCAACATTTCTATAAGGATTACGACGACGACGTTTGATATCCACATAGTTCTCACGCATTTCAACTTCTTTGGATTTAGAACGGTCTTCCATTTTTTTCTTAGTACGCATGAAATCGAAGTCTACGATTTCACCTTTTATGCTTCTTACTCTAGACATATGGTTCCTCTCGTTTAGGTACAGTAGGAGTATTTATACAGAACCTTTAGCGGAAGAACTCGCCCACATCCAGCCCGTACCGTACACTATCTACTTGATGTATACCAATTAAGTACAAGACATAGCTAGCACAGGAGCTTCCCCTGCCTGTCCCCCAAACTATATCATTCTCTTCAAAGGTACTTACTATGTATACGAGCGTTCTGAGCAAATCATCTAGACCACGTTCTTTCCAGATACGAAGTTCCATCTTAGTTCGATAGATACGCTTCTTAATCTTCTCAGTGGATAGTGGGCGTTCCTTCAATTCCCGTTCCAAACATTTCATAACATGTTGTTTTATATTCAGATTTTTATATTCTTCTGGTATGTTCCATTCTGTGGACAATGGCTTTACCGAAGTCTTGATACGTGCTCTGTCTAATGGATATTTTCTATTATAGGTTTTAATTTCTTCAGAGTTATAATCTTCTTCATCTAAACAAACATCTGCTACACTGCCACCATCGAGTACGTGTTCATACAAATACTCTTTACTGACAATAGAATCCCCATCGGGATATAGTGTTCGTCCGTTGAGTTTATTCATATCCTGATTTATACTGTTTTTGCGATGTATCAATATTTGGAGTTTTTACTGTGATACCAGATGATATGTTACCATTTTCATCGCGTTGTTCAACACCTGTTCTAAGAAACTTTGGAACAGGAGCACCATCACTTGGCAACTTCATTGGAGCGGGACGGTCTACATTTGGATCATCCATTTCATATGGATTCTTAGGCACTGCTCCTCCCATTCCGGTGGGTAGCCCCTGACCCGGCTGAGGTTGCGGCGGCATACCTCCCAAATTACCAGCAGGTTGCATAGCTGTCCCTTGCTGTGCTGGTGGCCCATAGTGTGGTGCTGGTGCCGCAGGAGCCGGTTCAGGCTCCTTGACATTCATGATCATATCAACAATCTTGTTCCATTGCTTTGCATCAGGATGCCAGCCATCATCATTCAACTCAATCGCACCTTTCACATAAGATTTCAATTCATCTATGCTTACGGGTTCAGCCTTTTTCTTTCTAGCCATTTATTTCTCCGTTAATCAGTCATCAAGTCGCCAACGAGCTTATTCTTGAGATACTTATTATAGTTATCAGTCGGTGCCACACAGACCCAAGAATCTGGACCTGCATGGTGACATAACATTGTATGTTTATTTAGGCTAGGAAATTTAACTTGAGCTTCATGATGATAATCAATTACTTTAACAGGTGCTGGTACAATTCTACCAGTCTTATGTTTGTACAATACTGCGGTAAACCGTGCTCTAGTTAGATCAGATATCTCCGCTACATCAAGCTGTGCAGTCTCTTCTGAGTAAACGAGAATATTCCAGTTAGTAGGAATCTCCATCCAATAATCATCTACTAGAATTTCTAGAGTTGGTGTGGTATGTTCTTCGAACATTTTAAGTTTGTTTAACATGAAATCAAGATAAGATAACTCTAGTACCCAGAAGTAATCATTAATTGTTGGCGTGTCGACACTATCAATCAATACTGGGTATGAGGTTTCATCAGAAATTATCATTAGTGGTCCTTATATAAGTAAGTTTATGTAGTCCACTTTCTTATGAGTGAACTTATAATTCTTTTTCTTGTAATGTGTCTTACGCTTGCCACCATGAGTTTTCGAGAAACGAGTATCACTATACACATCGTAAACCCACACCTTGTCTTTGTCAGGAGCACGGCGCAATCCACGTCCAATGCTCTGAATAACCTGAACATAACTTTTGCCAGCATCAATCAAGAATAGATTGAAAATTCTCTTGATATTAAGACCAGTGGAGGCAAGCGCATAGGTTGTAATAGCTATTATACCATTTTCTTCATTAAAAGACGAGTACAATTGCTGTCTTATTTTGCTAGTGTCTTTGCCCGAAAAGAATGTTGCGCCTTCAATAGAACGTGCAAGCTTTCTACCAAATTCAACATTAGGCACAAGAATCAAAGTGTTCTGCTTTCCTGTAGTTGCTATCAACTTCGACAAGAAATCTAAACGCTCTTCTTTCTTTTGAAGATACTTTTTCTCTGCGGTGTAATCAGGGAACGAATGTTTACCACTCTTGTATTGCTTATATGTAATATTGGCATACTTCGGATTCTTCTCAATGAACTCAGCAAACTCTTGACGTAGGTCTTCGACAAGCTCATAGCTATAAAGTTTCAACTCAGCAAGCCAACCACATGCAATCAATTCTGATGCTTCGACTTTTTCGATTACATTACCAAGTGTAATACGAACAGCCATCTGATCAATTTCTTCTTCTGGTAAGGTGCCAGTCAAACCTATACGAACAGCGCACTTTGCACCAGCATCATTTAATATGCTGCGAAGTACGTCGCCCGTGACCCCATGGCACTCATCAACTATTACAGCTTGGAACTGACCCATGAATGCGGGATTCTTCTGTAGAGTTTGCCAAGTACTCACGATATGAGTATGATCTAAGTCTTTTTCGGCACCATACAAACCCGCATCAACACCAAACTCAACCATTTCATTACGAGTCTGCGTGATCAAGTCTTTCGTGGGTACAATGACAATTGTTCTGAAGTTATGATGTTCTTCATAAAGCTGAGCTAACACGGCAGTCATAAGTGTTTTGCCTGCACCAGTACCGCCCTCAAATATTTCACCACCAGCTTTTGTAAGCGCATTGATGCCACGAACTTGATGAGCACCCAACTTGATGTCTTCGTATCCACGATCAATCAAGTAGTTCTCGTCAATAGGCGGAATGCTCAGATCACGCTGTTGACGGTTATCGACAAGCTTGATACTGTATTCTCTGGCACGCAAATACTTGATGATTTCTGGCAAAAGCTTGACGTAAGTCTTACCTTGCTTAGAAAAGTGTTGTATCTTGCCATCCCATCGACCAAGTTTAAATTTTACTTGGTGGCGAAAACCTTTAGCATAGATGCTAAATTTGTCATACAAGAAATTAATGTCTCTTGGCTCTAGTCCAGTAACTGAAACATTAACTTCGTCAAGTATAGTAATTCGTGCGCTCATAAGATTGTTCTAAGTGTACCGTATTCGGTATGCCTCGTGTAATTGTTAAGTTGGTATGCTCTTTGTTGATAGCTCTCAAGAATGCCATTATATCTTTGGTATAGATCGCGAATCATCAAGAGTTGATGAGTACGCTGTAAGATGTTAGGCTTTGCGTCAATCAGAGATTTGATTGCACTGTCATTAATCACTTTCGCACTGGAGTTTAGAATCTTCTGATATTCTAAGCCACGTTCATGCTTTAGCAGTTCAGTGAAATAATCCAAGAGCATCTTGATGCTCCATCTGCATTCATCAAAGAACTGATATTCTGATCCGTGCGTTGTCAAAACTTCTTCGACGTATTTACCACGAACTGATACTAGCTTTCGGGCAATAGGAAGCATGTCTTGATATGGTTCAAGAATGTCCTTTAAGTTTGAGGTATCTTCTTTTAAGTCGTAGAATGTCTTGAGACGCTGGCGTTTGAGAATATCTAGTATTTCATCATTGCTTTTGTTTTGCGCCATTTGTCCCTACTACTGTGTTTGTTATTAGACTTCTAAGTTGCTCATCGGTAAGTGAAGATGTGTCAAAACCATCTACTTCAACAGGTCTCGCCAATTCTTCAATGTCATCATCATCTTCTTCATCAGGTGGTTCGCGAACGATACCAACGGGAAGTAGCGGTTCAATATCATCAATATCAAAGTCTTCGCTACGAAGAAGATCAGTAAACTCTTCAAGATCACACACTTTCTCCAGCATTTTCATTCGCTGAATATACTCAGCAATTTCATATGGGGTTAGCTTATCAACATGGCCAAGTGGAAGGACAAACCCTACGGTAAGTACCATAGGGCTGTCTAAGATAACGGTTTCACCCATTGGGTTTTTCATCGTGTCACCTTTATTGACACGGCAAACACCTTTGATGAAGCCAAAGTTACTGGTAGGGTAACATTTATATACATTACTCCACTCAACCTCTGTATCGATTTCATAAACAATCTGAAATACTCGATTCATCTTCTCAGCATACTGAGAAATAATCTTATTATGAATTCGGTCCAGTGTGTTAAGCTTATCCAGTAAGGTCTTCGTCATCTTCGTCATCCAATCCAACTTTATGCTCACGCGCTTCGATTAGTTTCTGCTTGCGAGTCTTTTTTACTTCAGTCGGGTTATCTAATTCAGTTACCATGCCGTCCATATCAACGTCCAATTTACGAACCTTCGGTCGTCCAGTCTCAGGATCAACTTCTTCGTTTGCAACTGCAATTGCTTCAATGATACTCTGCATGAGTTCTTTATCGTTACGAGCCGCTTTCTCTTGGAACTTCTTATCACCCATAGTATACCATCCACCATTCTTTTGCACAACATCAAATGACTGTGCAAGATCAAGTAGACCACTATAAGGTTCAATACCATGATCGTAAGGAATCTCAATTTTTACATTGTTCTTCTCACGAGCAATACGGTTCTTGAAGCTACTAGCTTTCAAGGTGAAGCCCATATGCTGATTGGTTGATTTGTCCTTAAAGTTCAACTTCTCGAACAAAATAATCTGCGAACAGATATATTGCATAGCGTCAGTTACGATCCAAGGTTGGCCTTTATAAGTAACTGGGTCTTGGTTTTTGTAAACCTGCTTTGTACAGACAATAGTGATTGGCAAATTCGTAATAGAGTTACCCCACGGTCTGCCCATACGCTTTAGTTGTTTAGCATGTTGACCTTGGTCACCGCCAAGGGTTAACTTGCTGTTTAGTGCTTCTTCTTCACTTTCAGTCATCGGGTTATCAAGAGAATCAACCACAATCAACGCTCGTTGATCTATACTGTTCTCACGGTACATCTTAACAAATCCGTTGACAACCTGTGCAGCAGTAGGAATAGTTGTTACACCGACACGCTCGTAATTCTCACTTTCAACGTCAACCCCGAGGTTTGCCATGAAATTTTCATCAAGCGAACCTTCAGAGTCAATAACAAGTGCCATACCACCGTCTCGAACAACTTGAGCAGCAAAGCTGCCCGCGACTAAGCTCTTACCAGAGCTAGAGTGACCAGCTAGACCGATTACACGACCCTGTGCTGATCCACCCTCAATTCTGCCTGACATGAGCATATTGAGAGCGTAGTTCCCCGTATCAAGATAATACGAAGGGGGTTTTAGACCGATGACAACATCATCGTTCTTCTCAAGAGTCTTGAGATACTTCTTCATAAATGACATATTTGTTCCTCAAAGAAAAGATGGGGGAGGTTGCCCTCCCCCGAAGTGATCAGTCTTCTGCTGCTAACTTAGCTAGTGCATCTAGACCATCGTCATCATCGTCGTCGTCATCCAACAGTGCGGATACATCAACGTCGTCATCATCTTCAGTCAACGACTCGACTTCATTATCGTCGTCATCGTCATCGACAGTATTACGCTGACGGTTGATCATTGCCTCAATGTCTTCATCAGAGGCTACGTCATCGTCATCATCTTCATCACTACCAACAACGTTCTGATGAGCTTCAAGCTTTGCATGAACTTCATCATAGGTTGGCTGAGGCGGCAGCAATGCAGCGAGTGGTTCGAGTTCACCAATTTTCTTCTGCAATGCATCAGGAATCTTCTTCGGCTTCAATGCGAATCCACTACCAATGTCGTACTTCGGAAACTCTTTCTTACCATCAGAAGTAACGATCTTCTTGATAACGAAATCAATACCTGCATCTAGATCATAGAACGGAGCATCGTCTTCATCACTTTCTTCAATGAATTGGTCTGCATCATTCTTGAGCTTCTGAGAAAGCTGATAGGAGAACTTGAACGGACGAACCGTACCAGTTGCATCATCGCTTTCATCTTCGTACACTAGACCGTCTTTGGTGATCAAACCACGGACAATGGTGTAGAGATTGCGGTAGTAGTACTTGCCGATTTCTGGCTTCTTGGCTGCATACATCTTAGCAGACAATTCGCAGATTGGGCATTCGTTATGTTGGCCCCACGTCTTAGGACACGGGATGCGTTCCCACTTGCCGTCAATCTCGATATTATGCTCAAGATACTGCAAGTAGTAGTACAGATCGTTATCTTCGTTCGGGTCTTCGAGGATACGGATGGAGGTTTTACCTTCGTGCGGCAAGTCCCAGAGAGGATACCAAAAGCCACCACCACTGGTTTTCTTAGTAGCTTCTTTTTCTTTCTTCAACTTCGCCTTAAGGTCTTTCAAACTTGCTCTAGCCATCTTATAATTCTCCTATTTTCTTATTATAGTCTTAGCTTTTCTTGCATTTCTGCATTTCTTATTACATCTTAGTCTTGCGTCCAAGTGAGGCTTATTATGCAACACTCGGTATAATTTACAACCGGCTATTTACTCAAACATGCCATCGGCACGTAATTCACTAGCCAGCGAAATCATATGCTTGCACAAACCCGGAATTTTATCTGGATTATATGGTTCTCTATCCGTCGTCTTAACATAAGGCGGCGGTGGATTACCGTGCAAACTGCCATCGCTATAGTTCCAAGGAGCAAAGCGATAGTAAAAGTCAAGACAAGTACACGCTACTCGCACATCATTCGAATTCTCGTTGATACGCTCAATTGTGTAGTCTTGACCACCCGGAGCAGTAAAAGAATACCCATCAGTATCCTCTTCTAGTTCCAGATAATTAACACCGAGAAAATACATCTTGGTGTTGTATCTCTCAATGTCCGTTCGTGTTGTTGCCAATACTCCGAGAATTTGATTTCTAGGAGCAGGCATGAATCTTTTATTCAACACCTGAACACGCTCAGAACTTTGATCGCGAGGCGTCTTAAAGTTCTGAGTAGTATTAGTATATAGCGTATTATAAGAAGTTTCTAGTAAAATACGCGCTGGTAACAACACTGATTTAGTCATACTTGTATTTATAGCATTCCACCCGGAATAAAGTCATCATTGGTATACCATTCGTCACCACGAGACTGTTCTCCAAACTTATAAAGCTTGTCATAAGCACGGGGGTTGTACATCGCAATGTCGTCTAGCATTCGCATTATGATGAATACTGCGGATATGCAATCATCAGTTGCACCAGTTTGCGCTTCAAATCCATCACCTTTCCTAATATAGCTTTTCATTTCTTTGAATAGAATAGGTGATAGAATTGTCATTTCGCGACGTTCAAAAAAGTTCTTGAATCTTATGGCAGCTTCACGCTTAGTGGCATTCGTAGTTGTATAACCTAGCTTATTTTTACCACGTTCACACATGAAATGAGAGAATTGAGGTGGCCGCTCGTCCTGCATATACAATGCACACATAGCACGACCAACACCGTTATTCTCTACACTGAAATAAATCTCTTCTGCATATTGTTCTAAGAAGCCAAGTACTTTCTTGAGATACGAGTATAACACATGTTCACTTACAGTGTTAGCCCTATATTCCATTACTTGAATTAGCGATGGGAATTCGAATACTTCTATTACAGAATAGTCCTCACCTGTTCCAGTTGCAGGGTCAACTCCAACAATGTAAGTCATGCCCTGTGAAATAGGCTTATAGAATTCCTGCTCACCGTTGATAACAAAAGCAGGCTTCATATTCTCTACTCGACGCTGTTCAACCTGAATAACACGAGTGTCAAATAGCGAATTGTCACTACTGATGAATTCGCATTCATATTCCTGAAGCCACTTACGCTCTCCAAGAACAGCAATCTTCTCTTTCTTAAATGCTTCATCGCGGCCCGGTGGCTGATCCCAATAAATACGAGTCGCATGGAACGGCATCAAATCTTCGGTGCCCGGTGTTTCTGTTGCCTTTAGCTTAGTACTAAGTTCAGCAGACCTCCAAAGCTTAGCAAACAAGTTAGTATCGCCGTTTGGCGTACTAGTGATAATACATGAACCACCAGTAGACAATGTAGGGTAAACACCATCCCAGAATTGATCCTGAATATGCGGGCGAACGAATGCAAGCTCGTCACAGTACAATAGAGAAATAGCCAAACCACGACCAGAACCATCAGAAGTTGTTCTAGCAACTAGACGAGAACCATTGTCGAATTCAATTGCTTCTTTGTTCCAGTTGTCTGGATCGATACCCGGCTTTAGCCAAAGTGGAAGGAGTTCGTATCCGTCCTTAACCTTCTTAACAATTTCCTTGGCACTCTCCAAATCCTTAGAAACAACAAGAACTGTTTTCTTCTTCTGGAATAATAAGAACCAAAGCATATAGGCCGAGGATGTTTCAGTCTTACCAGTCTGTCGAGCCGAGAGTACAATATTGTTTCTCTCATTCTGGTAATTCTTGACTAGCTCTTCTTGATAATCGTAAAGATCAAACTTGATCTGACCCTGTACAGGGTGCGTAATGTACACATATTTTTTAATGAAGTATATCGGGTCATCCATACACTTCGCATATTCCTGAATCTGTTCATACGTCAGTTCAATTTCCTGATTCGCACTTTTAAGATTCGGATTATTCTTAACTGTCTTTACTTTAGAGTTACTAGCCATAGAAATTTCTCCCTATGGCTATTTAGCCCTTTATTTTAAATGTGTCACGCAGCTAGAAGCTCATCTTCCCTGTCATAGAAGCTTGCACGCCACTCTCCGTTGATTACATTGAGAAGGGTACGCGAGCCATTAGGGTATATTACACAGTGCGTATGGAGCCATCCTGACGGTCCTACGGCATACTCTAAATCTAATCTAGCTGATACACCAACCTGATATGCACCATCTTCAATACCCGGAGAATGGCCGTGGCCGATAACTACCTTTGGACCAATCTTGGTGTAAGATTTCAAGCTACCATGGCCACCGTTGTTGCCAATGTCGCCATGGAAACCAATCTCGATACCACCAACCACAAAGCTTTCATCACGCTTCAAAAACTTGACAGTCTCAGATGTAATACCACGCTGATCCATCGGATTCTTTGCCCAGAATTCAAAAGCATTGATAGTTTTGAAACCAGTTGCAGTTCTCTGAACATTGTCAAGCTGATGATACTTCATATAGTAATAGAATTTAGCGTTTTCGGGATCAATCTTTGGATCAGCATCACGTAGCCAACGATCAAAAGCTTCGTCATGATTTGCACGAACTGCCAAGGTTAATGTGTCAGGACGTGAAACCCTATCAAAGAAATCAGCCGTAATTTGTAATCCTTCTTCTACGTTGTTGCGCCCATAGTGATGCTTACCGTAAGCGAGGATGTCATTATTTTTGTGATGATGGTTACGACGATAAAAGTCTTCGCCGTCATGTATTACCAGAACTTCTGGATTCAATACTTCCATAATAGAATCGGAACCACGGAATGTTGCCTGATCTACTTTTTCATCCAAGAACTCGGCATGGATATCACCCGGAACCAATCCGGCTGTTCGACCGTATTTGGTTCGACCTGTAGACGTATAATAGTAATCAAGGTCATAGAACGACCCATCGTCCTCGCCATGTATATGACGAATATGGAACTTGTCATTATCAACTTCAACAACTAATGCGCTGAGATTGTGGTGGAACCTACCCTTGTGTCCAGCCTTAGAATCAGTATAATTCGGTACAGTACATGCACCTGTCGTTGCTAGAATTTTTGGAAGTCTCTTACTTGGCGTTGCAACGGTACGAAGTTGAACTTTCGGATGACCAAGAATTGCAGAGTCTTCGCCAGTAAATCCATCGAATCCAGACAACGGATTGGTCGCGGTTGGCTGCATTTTGATCTGACCAAGAATTTGTAGACCTTTGCACAGCTTTAGCTTATGATCTAGTAAATATGGTTCAAGACACGGCCACCAGTAATCTAGTTCTTTGCTGTGTTCTGTGTAAATGGAAGTAGGGTTTTTATAGCGATACGGAATGACGTTGAGTTCACCGTGACGACATTCAATATACTGTAAAAGAGTCGCCCAGAAACCTTCATGTACCGGCGTTGCATTCTGTGCAGCTACGAACACGTACACACCTTGTCTGTCGTTATTCTTGATAGTCTTAGGACCAGCATTCTTTTCAATAAGTTCTTTGAATTTTTCTTCAAAGACGGTGATCTTATCAAGATCAACACCGGAATAATTATCTTCATGTGGAAGGAATGCGAGGTCAAGGCCAGTGGAAGTTTTGATACTTAGTCGTCTGCGTAAAACGCTTTCAGGTAGAATGCCAAGGTATTCCGCAAACTCTTGACGGGAAAGTTTTGCGGCAAGGGCCGCTCTATATTGTGCTATGAATGTTTCATTGTCTTTATTGTGCATAAGCGTCCCTTATTGTTTTTATTTTCGACTTGCTGGTTCAAAATACATTTTGTATCGATAACCAGTCAGGTTCTTTGGGTATGACTCCTTTTTAAAGCGAGTCTTGAATAACTGCTGACCTGTGTTTTTATTAGATAGCACAATAGATGGATTGCCCATCGGTGCTGATGTTGCTTGTATCGGCATATCGTAAAGCTCTTCTGACATGTGAGAAGGATTAAAGCTGTCGAATCCCCTTGTGCGACTACTCATTCTAACGCAGTTTGTCTCACAATCTGGCTCTACACCGTAGCACTGTCGCATAGCACATGCTAGTGCGTTTGATTTATAACTGTCCATTGGAGAAGTATCCAATGCACCTGCATAGCCTTGATTGATTCGCTTACATACGTCGTCATACAAACAACGTGTTGCATCTTCGATGCTATCGCATGTAGGACTGCCATTATTATGGCAACGCTGATAGTATAGCGAAGAATCAGAACCAATGTCAATGTCAAAATTGCTACGGATGAAATTACGCTGAGCTTCAAAACCATAATCAGTAGCCAAATCATTTTGGCCAATGCCAACGCATGGTGTTGGTCGGTTAATCATTGGCACAATACTTGTGCTAAGATTGATTAACTCATTGTCGATCATAATAGCGGTGCCTTGACCAGCACCACCAATATAATCAGAGTCGATTGTTATGGTATTTTGAACACCATTGTTAGTTATTTGAGATACAAGACCGTTGACAATACGATCTTCATTGATATACTTGAGAATGTTGCGAACGAGCGCGAAGTGAGGACCGTTTCGATCTGTTAGATTTGCAATAATAAAACGTCGAGCTTCATCAGAAACATCAACATTGACTGTAATAAGATCGAAAGTATTAGAAGCAGTCTCCATGTTGGTGAAAGTAACACTATCACGGTCCATGTAGTTAAGCATTTGCAGGAAATGGGATGGCAATATTTGATACTGCCTATTTTTTACAAGAAATGCTGATGCTAAACAATAAGCCACCACTACAACTGCTACTTCATCGAATACGGAGTTGTATTCGTTGCTTGTCATTTCTTCAAGTAGACTCATTCGTATCACCCTCTTTTTTCATGTTACGAAGCTGCTCAAGAAAGGCACTACGGTCAGTAATTACCATGGTTTGGTTCTTAGGATTAACCGAAGAAGCGTCGCCTGATGGACTAACTTCAAGCTTATCCTTGTGCTCTTTGAGGCGGGCTTTCTCTTTGGCCGCGTTCAGTGCGGCACTCAAGCTTTGGATAGCTACTTCGCCAATACGAGCTTTGTACTTACCTTCTACCGTCTGAATCTCTTCAGCCAGATTATCATGAACATCCATAGCAGCATCATAGACTTCTTGAAATTGCTCTTCAATTTCTTTATCTTTTTCATCGTATGATTCCACTTCGGCAACTTCAGTATTGCGTTCGTAGACTTCTATTTCAGTTGAACCTTTCTCAACCTCAAAGAAGTCTTCGAGAGGATGTTCAATTTTCTTAATGACTTTCTTATCAGACATAGTTACCTCATTATTACTATTTATGCCTGATTGTTCTGCTGAAGCACGGTTTCAACGCCATCATAAACAGTGTCGAGTAAATCCATGCAATCTTCGCCAAGAAAAAGTTTAAGTTGTTCTTCATCGAGTCGTTTAGAATATGTCTGTTCATACCAGTCTTGAAAACTAAAAAGCCGACTAACTGCTTGTGCTACATATTCAGCATATTCCCTACGATCATCCTCAAAATAATCACTAATCACACTACCATCGATGTCGCGATATTCAGTTTCATCAAGTTGCGGTAGGATGTTATCCAATACTTCACTCATCAGATTCTCCTTGTTCAGATGATTCTTCTTTAGAAAGCTTATATTTTTCAACGACATAAGCATTAGTTCCCATCATGACTTGATTTTTAAGGGAAGTCAATGCTGCGGTAAGCTTTCGGCTTTCGTACTGTAGACGTGCTGCTTCTTTGCGAGCATTATCATAGTACATAACTGTCTGATATAGCTCGGGGTTATCTCTACGAACTTCATCAATTGAAACTACATAGTTCTCACCATCGATAGTAATCGTAACGGTTTCTGTTGGCGAAAACAGTAACTCTAATTCCATGTTAATCTCCTTTTAATTCATCCATCAGTCTAAGCAAAGCTTCGCCTCGTGAAGTATCTACTGGTAGAATTGGCTCTGCTTCTTTGAAAGTATCTTCTTGTACTTCTTCCGGTTCATCGTCATAGAACCCTGTAAATGGATCATGTTTGACAGTTTCAGGTTCCAACGGTTCTTCACCCGGAAGCCCCTTAATATCGGGGTCAGCCGCCGCTGCCATGATTTCCTTGACAGAATCAGGAACTTCTTTGCGACCTGTAGGCATGACCGAAGTTTGTGTACCTTTTTCATGATCGCTGATGCGGAGGTTATTTGTGTTGAAGTGTAACATAGACGCTTTGCCAACACCACTACTTGAACGAGTTTTAAGGAAGAACGCATTCATTTCCCCTTGCAAACGCATTTCATCCGTCATGTTCAACGAAATGTAGTTGTCGACTGTATTGACCTTGGAGATACCACCAGCAATTACGCCTTGGTCGGGACTAGCCATTCTTAGACCTTCGCGGTTCTGCTGTGATGCAGATGCACCAATGCAATCATAGTCTACTAGAATTTCTGAGCACTGCTCAGCTTTGAATTTATCCTGCTCAAATACTCCAATATTGCGAGTACCGCCATTGGGACTCATCAAATCAAGGTAGTCTAGAAGCAGTATATCAGGGGCATACCCATATTCCATACCATAGTAAGTAAGATATGAGCGAACATCGGCCGGAGTTGACTGCTGAGGTAAACGTTTAATCATGTACGAGCCAACACCATTACTATGTCTTAGACTCATATCTGCTGCAATAGTAGGAATATTTTCCTTCCATGTAGATGCATCGTGTCCAGTAATAATAGAAGCCAAACGTAGGAAGATCATCTCAGGTGGAAGTTCGAGTGAGATATATAGAACATTGTAATTTCTTAGCGCAAAGTTTGCGCCAAGGTTAGAAAGCATGATAGACTTACCGCCACCGGAATTCGCAGAGAAGAGTGTAAACTGCTGGCGCATGAGACCACCGCCCAGAGGCTTGTCCAAGCCTGCAATGCCTGTAGGAATAGGCGTGTAGTGCTCTACAAGGCTTCGTAGACGCTTCTCCGGGTCATCCCACACGTTAACACCCATGTCTCGCTGTAGAGACACTGAGACGGCCTTTGACACACGATCCAGAACCTTGCTATATTGACCTTCATCTAAGTCTTCTAGTGATGCATACACAGCATCTTTGACGGCAGTTTCTTTACAAAATTTCTCAATCTCATCGCATGTCGATTCAATGCGATCAGCAGACATTTTCTTCGTTTCTTCAAGTTCGATATCAAGCTCGGCATCAATCTGGTCAACAGTAGGAAGAGCTTTGTATTTTTCATAATACTTATGAACGTAGGCAACGACTGCTTCATACTCTTGATCGAAATAAGAAGGTTCGAGAATACTTGCGCATCGGGTGTAAATTAGAGGGTTAGATATTAGGTCTTGAATTAGTAATCGTTGTTTTTTAGAATTGGCTGTTGACATTTGTTCTCCTGATCGGCAGTATAGTCTAACAGGTTATGTATGTCGCATCAAGACCTTCGTTCTAGATTCTTCTTCCTAATAACATATGACTTTCCGAAGTAATAAGGAATCCAGCCAAAAATGCGAACACCGGCCCAGTATACCCATGATAATCTGGGATATCCCGCTCTTTTGATTCCCTTTCGTAGTTTTCGATCAGCTTTTTCTCTAGTTGTAAGTCCAGAAATATAATCAATATCATGCTGGTTACATAACTCAGAGAATTCTAAGTCGGGTGACATTGTACATCCATCCGTAATAAAATCAGGGATGCACTTTACAACTTCCATCGCAGTGGGCTTACGTTTCGTCATCTAGGAATGCATCCTTATCATGCGGCTTTGTAACTGTTGATGTGTCAGGATCAAGAAGTTCTTGAAACTGCGGTTTAGTATTTCTAAATTCGGCACGGCGATCTTTTTCCAAGTATATCCATGTTTCCTTAGCTTCTGAATAGCGATGGAGTCTTGCCGGAATACCCGTTCTGATATTAGTGTATGTTAAACGATGATAGTCACCATCGCGCGGATTTGATGGGAAAGTATCGCCCTCTGTATATGGTTCACCGTTTGGTGGCATAGCATCGATACCAAAATGCTCACGGGTTCTATCAATCCTACGCGCTACCTCAATGCTGCCTTCCTGTTCCGCAAATTCATAAAATGCTTCTGGAACTTTACCAATATCAGCATAGTCTTCACCACGAACTGGAACACGGGTGTTAGCATCTGCTTCGATAGTTTGCGACTCCGCAAAGATATCTTTATATGCTTTATTACGATTACCGTCATTAATATCAACTGTTCCAAGATCGTCTCTATCTTCTGTAAGCTTTCCAAGAATGTCTTGAGTTTCAACAGATGCCATCACAGGACGAGCAATAAGTCTTTGCATGGTTGGAATCCAACCCGGAGTATAACTGTTTGTAGACCATGCCACATCTCGAACTTCAACATATCGTAATACAGGATCAAGATCGACAGTATACTGTGTTTCACTAGGTAATTGCAAGATATCGCCAATAACAAAAGGTCTACCCAATAGACCAATAGTATTTGTAAAACTAACCTCAATGATCCATGTGTCCGGGGAGTTTGGACCGCCAAAGCCGTGCTTACTCATAAATGCCTGTATATCCTGTGGCTGATAAGAACCTTTCATTCGAATAGGATTCTCATCGTAATCACGGTCTCGGTTTTCTAAAAAGATTCTATCCTGAATATTAGAAACACGAGTGGCTTCATAGTCCATGAGTTGTAATACTTGAATTTCCCATGCATCTTCAGGCCCACCATTGAAAGTCACAGGGCGAAGTCTCCAAAAACGAGACGGAACACTGCGTCTAAAGCCCACAGTCACTGTTCCTTCACAATCAGGGAGGTCGATAACCTCGACACCATACCACTTTACACCGTCACTAGAACGTTCTACACGAGCTTTGGTAGCGCGATTCTCTTTACGGCATCCTTGACGAATTCTAATAGATGCTACATCATTCTTCAAGAATGTCTCTGTACCGTATCGCAAACGACCGTTGTCAAGAATAATCTCGCCAAAGTCATAACCAATAAAAGATTGACCAATTACAGCCGTGCCAGTTTGCGAAGAACGCCATTGTGTAATGAAATTATCAAACGCATTCTCTTTTGGAAAGTTTGGATGATCACCGCCAGAAAGAGCAGTGCCATTTCCAGTTAAATCCTGTAACCTGCCTTGTTCATGCACACCTAGCAGTTTGTAAACGTTGATAGGTGCTGCGCCAACTTGAAGCGTTTCTGAAACAAAATTATCAATAACGGCACTATCATTTGCATTTGCCGTTAAGTCAAATGCAGGATCAGGCTGGTTAACAGGCGATTCTATACCGGGATTTAATGACTGACACAGACGCACGACCTCATCGTCCGCTGGGGGCGGAATTAAATTTCCGTCGCCATCAACCGGGCAGTTACCCGGATCAAGCAATGCGTCTAGTGCGTCAGTAATACTACTCATTAACCAATCAAGAACTGTGACTTGACGCCAACGTTCTCGTCCTGATACGATCTGTCAGTCTTAATTTCTTCCATCAATGCAGCTTTTTCGTTCTCTGCCTGAGTGATTAATTCCTGACTATTCAATGTCGTGCTGCCATTTGGTCCCGGTAAGGCTGTAAACTTACCTCGAACTTGTGAGAGTTTCATCTTAGCTTCAGCTATTGCCCACTTCTTAATCCAGTAAGCTAACTGCCTATTAACCATTAACTTTTGCTCGGGTATTTCTACAGTAGCGTCAAGCATAACTCTCTCATTGTTATAGAATATTTGAGTAAAGCTAAGTGTTCTTGTATCTTCGTACCATGTGTAAACTAATTGATCTGCAAACAGATATTGAAGGTCTTCAACATAACTAGCAACCAAATGATACGATAGCATATCAAATGAGCCTAATTGATAAAGTTGCTGTAATGCGGCGTAACCGTAGATATCGTAGCCGCCAAATGTACCCTGCGATGCTCCTAAGAAACCTGTACGCATTCGCATAATTTCGTTAACAGATACAATCTTGTTGAACCCAACGCATTTGTTAATCAAACGATATCTTTGTTGGTTCGGAAATACATCAAGGAAGAAAAACACTCTTTGATATGCATAGCTTGAGTATCTTCTAACAAGTAGCAATGCATTATCAATACATTCATCTAAATCAGATTTTGTCAATTCGACCGTTACACTTGATCCACCTAGAGCAATACGAATCTGCTGTTGAAGGTTCCTACGCTCATCTGGCGTACCGTCATCACCAACGCCAATCTCCATGTAAGTTGGACCGGCTTCATCGATGCTTCTACCAGTCGCTGGAGTATAACGAACTATTGGTCTATTAATCTCAACAAAGATATTCCCAAGTTGATTAAAGTCTACTTCAATTCTAGCTTCGCAACCCGTTCGACTTGTACTAAATCTAAATAAGTCGCGGCCAAATCGATCACGGTCGTTATATGGCGAGAACAAATCTGTATCAATGTTTGGCGTGTCGTCCAAGCAAACTTCTCTATTGAACAATAGGTCAACGCGAGCAATTGGCGTGCCATCAACCCACGCTGTACCATCCCATTCTAGAAGTTTATCTTCAATCGTGTCAAAGAATAATGTACCTATTGCGGGAGCCAACGATGACGTACTAAACTCTCTAGTAACCCAATTCCCAGCCACTCGTTGAGATAGTCGCTCTGGATCAGTACGGAACCAGAACGTGCCTTCCGATACGGCATATGGATCATTTTCACTGACTAAAGCAGTGATCGTTGTGAATTCTGTACCATCCCAAATTGCAAAACCGCCAGAGGCTGTATTTCTCCAAACAACCCCTACAGGTAGTGAAGTGGGATCGAAGGAACTGGCTATAAAGGTCACATCTGTGCAATTCAGACCAGTGATCTGTTGCATGACTTCAGTGTCTGAATTGTACCAAATCGTACCACTTTCTAAAGTTGGTGGCAATGCTGGATCAGTTGCAGACTCGGTGAAACTTCGAACCTGATCCCATTCATTGTTTACTTCATCCCAAACGAACAAAGTGTCAACACTTGTAGTAACATTCCACCATACATCACAGCTAGCACGAACAGCAGGATCGTTTGCAGCTATAACAACATTTATCTCAGTCCATGCAGTGTTTGCAGCATTTCTTTGGAACAGAAGCTGTTCAGACGGAATAAACCAATAGTGCAACGCGACTGGATTATCTAGGTCGCCAGATGCATTACGCTCTTCATATCTAATATTGTTTACTTCAGTCCATTCTCCAGATACACGGATGAAAGCTCTCTCGGCGGTCAAGCTATACCAATAATTGCCATTCGCAATCGTATTAGGGTCGGTATCCCAAACAATCGGGTCTACCTCTTCCCATCTACGCAAATCTGGGTTACGCTTAGAAGTGACGCCACTCTCGGTGTTGTACCAATAATCTTTAACAGTTAGAACAGGTGGTAGTAGCGGGTTGCGAGTCTGAATTAGTAGCGGACGTTTGCACCACGTTCCATCTTCCCATGCCCAGACATTTGAATTGGACGTATCAAGTGATCCGTCGCTTTGAAAAATCTGATCAAACCACAGCGTACCATCGCTAGGATTAGATGGGTCTGTTGGGAAATCAATCGTTGCGGTTACCAGACTCCAACTCGTTGCACCGCGCACACGCAACTCATTCGTGGATGGTTTATACCAATAGATACCAACGACTGGAACAGCCGGATCATCCTCGGCAAAGATTGAATCTGCTTGTAATACATTTGAGGCACCATCCCATAAAAAGACTTGCTCATTCTCAACGTCTATGAAATACTTGCCTTCATTTGGATAATGTGGCCCCAGAATAGGATTGCTCTCCAAAGCTAGCAATCTATTCAATTCTGTGGCAATGTCTTTATACGTTTGTAGGTTTGCACCATCAATATCATCAAGTTGAATGCATTGGTCATTAACAGTTAACTTTAATTTATATTTTCTAGATCGGTCCAGTCCAGTGCGAGCATTTACAGGAAGGCCATCAGGCGTATCAATTTCTACGTCATGATAAGCTGGAGTCTCCCCTAAACGCTTGTTAGATTCATTAAATCCAGTCTCTAGGGAGTAAGCATGAACTCCTTCACGGTAATAGTTACCAACTTGATCGACCGCATATGCTGAAACATAGTATGGAGTTTTATCTAAAACATCAGAAACTACCATTGATGTTGTGGATTTATCGTGATAAAACGCGCCTACAACACGGGCACCGCCAATTTGATCACCAGTATGGGCGGTAGCATCAAAGGTTGGATCACCTTCATAATACTCGCCGTTCACTGGAGAAGTCGAAAGATGTGTTGCCGGTCTATTACTAACCGTAATTACAATACCGTCATATATAAGATTATCAATGCTGCATCCAGCAATCGTTGGCAAGTCCCATGAAATGGTTCCAGTACCATCGCCGTTACGAGCAAACTTTACTGTGATTTCTTGACCTTCGTTGCGCAGTCTTTCAGGCGCATCGGCGTGTTTATCGTAGATACCCATTCATGATTCCCTTTAAATGTATTTATTCCACCGTGGCATTTTGGTATTGAAGGCCACTTACAGCACCATTCATTTCGGAAAATGCTTGATGCACATCTCCCATGGTTGTCGTCAAGAATAGATTGAGAAGAAACAAGAAAGTATTCATGCGAGCAGTATTAGTAGTGTAAACTGTAGACACTGCTAAATTATTTACGTAACCTACAATAGTATCCATCGTGGATTTATTCCACACCGTATATTTTTGAATAGCAATAGCCGGAACGCCAGCCGTGATAGCATCAGCCTGAAACTCTGCATTCATTTTCGTAACATAGTCAATTACTAAAAATGCCCATGCTTGTGGTGACAATTTATCTACATCTTTCTCAACAAGTTCGTGTGCAAAAGATTCTATTGCCATAAAATGATACTTTATCAAATCTCTAAATAACTGCTGTCGCACTGGACGTTCATTATCAAGTGTCATAACGGGTATTTCTGAATTAATCTTAAAAGATGCATTTGTAAAGAAAGGATGATTTTTTAATTCTTCGCGACGAACTTCATCACTTTCTTCTTGGCGCTCTCTATCGCGTCGGTCCCAAACATCTTTCATTGCAGTAACGTATCTGATAATAATGAGAATAATGCTCACTATGCCTGCACTAAGCAGGCCGTGGTCAGCCACTATTTGTAGAAGTTCTTTGAACATTTTATTCTCCAACTAGTAATATTTAGCACTCCTGTGGGACAAATATTAAAATTTGGAATAACAATATGCTTCACATTCGAAAGTTAAATTATTGAAATCTGGAAGGTCGACCGGAGTGATTCCTTTATATTCTAAAAGAATAGAATCACAAATCAAATCTGTGAAGTGGGTCAAATTTTTATTGCAATGTGAGTTTAAAACTTCGCGCAAATCCCAAACAATATTCGCAATTACACTCATTGTCAATTGACCTTTACCATTGACATAGGATTCAGTGCATATGCGAAGAGATTGAAAAAGACCGGCAGCGTCATCAGAAAATGGACAAATATGCCATTCGTCAATTAACTTTTTAATATTGCTGTTAATCACGACTCGATTGTGCTGTTCTCTATCCATTTCATAAACTTTTTGTTGTTCCAACATGGAAAGACTTCCTTTTCTTCTCCATATAAGTAGATCGATTTAGGAATTGGATAGTCATCATGCTCATTTACTTGCTCCCATAAAACCTGAATACGGTCTTTAGGGCGAAACGCTACATAAATTTTATCATCACTGTCAGTACTCTCATATACCGGAAACTTACAGTACTTAGTTAGCTTATATTCGTTTCTCATCCGTGGCGTATCATCGCACGCCGCTAGTAATTTTTGTTTTGAGTTCATATACTTGGTTTCATAGAACTCTTTAAATCCAATTTTCGACATCAATTAATCGTCCATTACTAGTTCGATATGTGGCCAATCCATGAATTTATGATCTGTAATATCACCATCATTATCCCAATCGGCACCAATTCTAACTTTGATACCTTTAGCGACTGCAATGCCTCGTAGAAGCCCCATAAGATGGGCAAACCTTTTAATGTCTTCCCAATCAATTGGGTAAGGTGCCACGTCTACTGCATGAGAGGGATTTTTGTTATGTTTACTGTTTGGCCACTTGACTTTACTCTTACCAGCAGAGTAATATGCATTCTGTTCTATTTCACCACGATGACCTTGGAGAACAGAAAAGTCTACATGTTTAATAGCTTCATTAAGAATTTCTTGTAGAAGGGGATGGCAGGTTGCCAGATTATTTTTAGAACGCTCACCAAATTTATACATGGCCTAACTCCTATGTTTTACGTATTTATAGATGGTGCAAAAGCACTGTCTTTAAAACGAAAAAACCCGGCAGATGCCGGGTTTTTCCAAGGAGTCGAGTCCCGATCTTTCGATCATAGGAACTCTAGGTTAACTACGTTGATACGTCCGTAGTAGTCAGCGGAGTTGCCAAGAGATGTTGTCGGATCAGTCAATGCGACTTTACCGTAACGGGTCATCAAGGAAACAACCGGCTGGAAGGTTACAGGGTTCACGATAACGCCCGAAGACATTAGAGGAACGTATGGCGCGTAGAAGTAACCTGCGTCGACTTCTGTGTCACCACCTTTGTATCCGACCAAGATTTTGTCTGTGCCGTTAGGCGCGGACGTACCCGGTGCTGCTTGGTTCCATAGGTAGCTGTATACCTTGATGGAGCCGTTCATGGTTCCAACCAACTCAGTGTTGTTTGGACCTTTGAATTCGCCCTCAACTGCTGGAGCGAATACTGCCTTTGCTGCGCTCTGTAGAACAGACACGATCATAGGGGAAACTACAACGTAGTTGCCTGCACCACGACGGGTCTTACGAGCGATAACGTTTGCAACTTCGTGGATGCGAACACCCAAGTTAGCAAATCTGTCACCAACGAACGCTGGAGCGTAAGTTGTGCCCGCTGTCTGAGCGAAGTCAAATGTACGAACAGTACCAGCAAGTGCTAGCAAGTCGTTGATGATTTCAGCGTCGATTTCAAGAACGATTTCAGCAGAAAGCGCCTTGGTGATTTCAGACTCTAGGTCAAGGCCGTGCTGGCTGTTCAAGTCCTGCATTGCCTCGATGGTCCAACCGGATTGTAGCTTACGGCTACCGGCTTCGACCGCCTGAGAGATAACCTCTAGGGTCATCTTACGGCCACCGGAACCTTCAACGAAGGAACCAGAACCACCTAGCATTGTACCACCAACGTTTACAGAGTAACCGCTGAAGGTAGACGTACCAGAACCGTATGTGGTAACATCCTGAGAAGATTCCCAAGCGCCACCCTCTGCGGTTGCTGCGTCAATATCAAATGGAGCAGAAGTACCATCAGCACCCGGAGCGTCGATGCCAGAAGCACCAGCGGTCTGAGCGGAACCAGTGTTACCTGCGTAGAACTGGCGGATAGGTACATCGTTACCGAATGCTTCATCACCAGCGGAGATATCGAAACCACCGAACTGAGAAGAAGCTGGGTTGTGTGTCATGTCTTCTTCGTACTTATAACGAAGTGTGTAAACTAGGCCAACTGGACCAGCCATAGGCTGTACACCAACAAGCTCAGTTGCAATCGTACCCGGAATGATACGACGAATCATTGGAAGAAGGGTCTTACGGAAGCCCGCGATATCGTGAGCCTGAGTAGAACCTGCTGCCGCAGTTTCTGCCAGCATGTGCTGACGGGTATTCTCTAGAACCTTGCCAACAACCGCTTTCTTGCTCTCTTTCAAGCCGTCAAGTAGGGTCTCTTTGGTCTGGTCCCAGTGTTCATTTAACATTTCTAGTTCCATTTTGTTTCTCCAATACTAACCAGAATATTTTTGCTTAGCGAATAAGTCCGCGCATTCTCTCAAGAGTCTGCTGAAGCTTATCCGTGTCTGCACCTTCGGAAATTACTTCCTCGGTCTTTTTACTGGTGTCGCCAGTAGCGACTACCGTACCTTCGGTGATAGTTTTCTTATCACCTGCACCCTCGGCTAGTACTTGCGCTTTCGCGGTTTCCTTCTCCGACTCCACTTCACTTGCGCTTTCATGGAGAATCTTTGGAATGTAACGCTCGTATGCTTCTTCCAACTTCTCAGTAGGAGTTGTACGTAGCAATGCTTCCATTACATCCTTATGCTTACCGTGTAGAGAAGATAGAATTTCTGTCATCTTCTTATCACGAGTTGTTTCGTTCAATTTACGCTCAGTTTGCTCTAGCTGTTCTTCAAGATCAGCTAGGCGCTGCTCGCGCTCGTCAATTTCGTTCTGCAAGCCATTCTCACTAATGAAACGGCGGGAGAACATGCCTGCAAAAGCTTCAAAAACTTCTGCGCCGAATTGAATCTCGCGAACGTCTGCGATATCTTCTTTCAATTCTTCAAATTGTTCTTCGATAACTTGATCAAGGAAAACATCAAGTGCTTCAACAAGCTCTTCCATGTCACCCTTTAGAACCTGAGAAAGCTCCTGACGGGCTTCAACTAAGTTCTTGTTATATTCAACTTCCAAATCACGGAAGTTATCAATGTCATCTTTTAGCTCACCTAGCTCTTCAGCTAGAAGCTGTTGTACCTGTGTATCAATGGCCTCAACCATCAATGCTTTGTCTTCAGCATACTTCTCAGACAATTCAACACGAACGTTTTCCTCTGCTTCCTTAACCGCTTCTGTGACAGCAGCTTTAATAGCTTCGTCTTTCTGCGTATTGAAAGCTTCTAGAAGTTCCTTACGTGTCTCGTCATCTAGTAGCTCGTTCTCTACCAAACGTTGAAGCAACTCTTCCATCTTCGACTCCTTTAAATATCAGTTAAGATAGCAGTAGGTTTAATTCTAAATCTACAAAGATATTTATTTGGGTTACACTCAATTCATAAATTATTAGTTTTACAATTCGTAAGTTATTGATTTTAAAGGAAAAATAAATTATCGGAAATTTTGAAAAATTTTCCACGATGTGTTCACCCAAATGAACCTTGACCCAGAGTGGAATACGAGGTAAACTATAGAAGAATCAGGAGTTTAGTATGACTACAACTACAGATGATATTATTGCGCGATATATCTCTATCAATCCCGATGTACAAATCGATGATAGAGAAGAATTAAAGCAGAACCTTCAGGCCGACATTAACAAGGTAGAAGGTATCATCAGAAAGCTTACAGATAAGAAAGCTCCGGTCAGTGAGCTTGAAAGATTGAGGGTGAGTGTTATCAATCTAGTGTATACGATTGATATTCAAATCGAAGAGTTAAGCTAATTGCTCAAATAGTTTTTCATCATCTCCACATTTCTGCTTTAGACGATCTAGCCATGCTTTAGACTTGAGCTTCAGCATGTTGATACTTTGCTTCTTTTCAGGATTCCATTTACATACAATTCCTTCGTGAGTCATGCCATCAAGAGTGCTATGCCATACAGCATTTACCAAATCTTGATTAACATTGCCTTGATAGATCAACTCTGGAATTTCTAAACCATCAGAGAATTTTAAGAATTCACGGGGAGGCATGATGCCTTTCTTGTAAACGTCAACATCGAATAGAACGACATCATGCTCTTCATTCTCATGAAACCCTGCAAACGAATTGGGTCCAAAGAATTCAAAAAAGAAAGTAACGCGATCAGCACGCAACTTGGGTGTTCGACGTTCAATCTCTTCACCATACTTATCTAGAATCAACCCAACAGCTTCGCCAAGCGGTTCTTCTTTTGGATCAAGCAGACGGCGACGAGTACCAAACTTCACGATACCTTTTTTCTTGTGCCATTCCGCACGAATATTAGAACCATCTAGCTTGTCAAATGCATAGACAGGTTGCGGTGCGGTAAACGCCTTGGGTATAGAGGGATAGGTCTTCATCGTTCATCCTAGAAGTGCTAGCAAATATGGCTGTAGGGATTTCTCCCATGAAAATGTTTCAACCGTGTGCATTCTACATATTTCGCGATTACACTTCAAGGCTCTTTTTACAGCATTATCTAAATCGTCTGACATTGCGCCATTACGACCCTCAATAATAATATCTTTCGGCCCTGTAACTGGATACGCTGCAACTGGCGTACCGCATGCCATTGCTTCGATATTTACAAGACCAAATGTATCAGTGCATGACGGAAAAACCATACAATCTAGTTTGTTATACCACTCAACTAAATCTCTACCAAACTTGTACCCAACAAACTCAACATCAGGATACTTTTTCTTTAATCGTTTCAAATCGGGACCATCACCCACTACAACTTTCTTGCCCAGACTGTCGGGTAAATCTAAGAAAGCATCGATGTTCTTTTCTACTGATACTCTTCCAACGTAGCCGATCAGCGTCTCTGGACCTCGTTCAATATCATTCCACGGTCTAAATGTCTCGGTGTCTACGCCACGACTCCATACCTCGGTGTTAGAAATTCCCCATGCGTCAAGCTCTTCCTTCATTGAAGCTGTAGTTACAAGCGTTGTGGTAGCTCTGTTATGCATCCAGCGCATGACTTTGTAACCCCAAGAAAGGGGAATGAAAGGCCACCGAGCCTTTACATATTCAGGGAATTTAGTATGATAGGTTGTCAAGTATGGGACGTTGTGGCGATGGCAATAGATTCTTGCCAACAGTCCAAGAGCGCCTTCGGTTGCAATGTGTACAGCCTTAGCGGCTTTAATAGAATTACCTATGACTCTGTAAGCTTTACGCCAATTCCAAGGTACTTTAATTTCATTATAAGTAGGAAGACCGAATGTGCTGAAGAAGCACGGGCTGATGACCTCAACAGAGTATCCGCGTTCTTCCGCTTCGGTTACAAGAGTTGATAGGGTTGTTACAACACCGTTGACTTGCGGATGCCAAGCATCCGTTACTAAACAAATATGATTCATTTTATCGGAAGTAGTAATGTTGTACCGCCACTCTTAATTAAACTTAGAGCCATTTGATGGAACTCTGGAGGAACGTCTTTCAAGTCAAAAGTAGCTTTGATATGATATTCAAGATCACCACGTTTTAGCGTGATGTACTTTTCATGAACAATCTTAGGATCAGCTACTTGTATTGTCATATCGTTGTTAACTGTGAATGACATAATTACTTCTCATATTGGCAGTAGGGGTGGGATTCGAACCCACGCGCCGCGTTAGCGACACCACGTTTCCAGCGTGGCGCAATAGACCGCTCTGCCACCCTACTATCTAAATTTCTTGTCAATCCATTTCTTAAAAGCATAAATTGCCGGAACTGCTACAAGGACAAGGACAATCAACCAAGCATCACCATCGACCTTCACCCCTGTTATACTAACCTCAAGCGAAGAAGTACCAGCAGCAGTTCCTTCAAGGTAACCATCAGCCACGCAGCGATCATATTCTTCAAAAAGTTGCATGATTTGATCTTCACTTGCATCAAGATCACTAGCATTCATAAATGCTTCTTCGATCTGCAAGCAATTTTCTAATCGCTGATCTACAAATTCAGAGTCCATAGCATGATTCCTTGGTAGTGGGGGCGGGACTTGAACCCGCAATCATTCGCTTATGAGGCGAACTGCTCAGCCAGTTTGCATTCCCCACCATGGAAGGGCCGAGTATATTATACACTCAGCCCTTGTGTCAAGTATATTATATAGAAGAAACTTCAACAATCAGAATATCTGTATACGTACCTGACGATACTGCATCCAAATCCCCCTGAACAATTCGCACCTCCAGTGCCGCATTATTACCACCTTGGCAACTTCGAGAGTTAGAACCCTGCTGAGCAGTAATCTGCTGGCCTGAAACCATTGGTTGTGGATTTGCTAATAGTTCCGTATCATCAAAATTAACAGAATATTCTAGATCGTCAACTCCATTATTTAAATGGAAAATGCCCGGTGTTGAAGAATTTTGAGATATTAAATTTATATTATATACCCCACCCGGATTACTACCGCGAGCATATACACAGAATTCTTCAATTCCAACCAAATCATTTGTACCCGAATATGTACCAAAATCAATATCATCCAAGCGGGTCACTTGAACTTGATTTGGTAACCCTACTCGAACCCCAATTTGTCCAGTAGAAGTTATGCCTAAAAGACCATCTTGGGCAGCGAATGCTGATAAAGATAACATTACTAATGTAGTTACGATAATTTTTTTCATGGACTCGTCTCTCCTATTTTGTCCTATAATATTTAGACATTATGGGGCAAAACATTTAAAATGAGAAGTCCATTTATCGTGTTTTTTATACACACTATCGGCACATATCAGTACCGCGTCCCATCAGCAAATATTCTCCGGGTAGCTGACGCCATCGAGTAGCATCACAATGGTGCTCTTCACTCCAATGTCGAACATAATCTTCATCAGACTCAGTTCCGACTGAATGAAATACAGTCTCGTGAGTTACGCCACCAAGATAAACCTGATTAAGAGCAGGATGCAAACTATCATGTGTCTCATACACGGTATACCAATACGTAGGTGCATTAAATGCATCGCTGTTGGGCATGAGTTGGTGATCGTCATAGGTATTCATGAAATTACGAGACGAAACCACGTTGATATCGAAATGAAAGCCCCCGCCATTGACACGCATGAACCGCACACTAAACTGTTCATCCATGGAAATGACTTCTTCGCTCCCCGGAATGATATCTTGAAGCTCGCTACCAAATGCGTTCTGTGCGGCAACGACACCAAAGAAAACAATGATAGAAAAAATAGCCCCATGCAAAAGACCTGTTCTAAACGGATTTTTAATATTTATTACACACCTTCCTTTTGATATCCAAACTTTTCAAAGTCTTCGCCTGCCCATTTGTTAGCACATTCAATGATTTCATCATTCTTGAGTTCATCCCAAGTAGCATGCTTACGCTTGAGTCTGTGAGGTATGGTAACCTCATGATCGACAAAAGGCAAGGCGTGAAATTCATCATGTATGCTTTCCAGATGCAATGGTATCACATTTTCAGGGAGCTTGCGATACCATCTATACTGCGGAGTCATCAAGGTTGGTGTGCGAACGCTGGCCATGTGTTCGATGCGCGTGTGATGCTTAGCTACAAACCTACAGAACGATAAAAAATCATCTGCTCTGATCACACTCATCCACGCATGGCGATAGTTGTTACGGTCGTCCGGTGCATGTAGAAGAGAGTTCCACAATGCCACAAGCCTATCATAAGGGTTGCGGCATGTGGAAAATATCGTGTATCCATTTGTTTTGGCTGGCATCTCTACACGATGAAAGGATGGGCCAAGTCTCTCCCCCTGAAATTCGTCTACCAACAGCTTAAAGAATGAATGTGATCCAGTCTTCGGTGTTGATATAAAAACGTATTTAAGAGGTCGAGAGATTATCATCTTGTGTGTAAAAATTTCCTATTTCAAATGTTAGTTTATGTTTTGCAACTTCAGCTTTACTGTAGTCGAGCTTAAAATCATGGTCAACAAGCGTGGCAAGGATTGTTAGCTCTGCGCAAACATTAGCATTGCCATCTAAATGCTGTACTGTTATTACGTTTTCACGTAGCTTCATAGCTTTAATAGCTGAATAAGTGTGATTATCACGTAGTGCTTGTTCTACTACAATTATCAATTCATTGTTAACTAAATCAATATCTGCTGAAATTACATTTTTATGTATTGCTTTATTTTGCTCTTCTCTAAGAGCGGTTTTAATTGTCCATTTACATTGCATTAGTGGCATTTCAATACCACCACCTAAAACTTGTGTATCTTCTAGGAACGCCATACATTTTTCTCCTTTGTAATAACGTGAAGTTATTTAGTAAAAATCCAAAGTTTGAAAACTCATCACATTACAAGTATATGTTGCGCTGCCTCACCAATAAGACTTCCAATATAATATTCAAGAGTTCTTTCAAAAGAACCAGTATCTTTTAGCTCTTCGTATGCTTCTTCGTCTTTAACTGTTAACATACCGCGTCCATGCTTAAAACTTCTAGGCAAATCGTTGAGCTTTACTTTACCAGTAATTATGTACTGAGCAATTAGTTCATTGTAAAACTCAAACCATTCTCTAAGATTTTGTTCTCTTGCAGATTTAAAAGTCCCTAGTGCGTGTGCCAAACTTTTGAAAACACGTTCATTTCTTCTAGCAAGTTCGTAATTACGTAGCCGCCCCAATCGATTATATGACGGCGACTCAAAGGCTCTATAGCCATATACTTCTTGTAAATACAAATTAAAATTTTCACTAATTACACGATCAATTTCTTTGTGTGAATAATATCCAAATCTATTAGAATCTGTCTTTCGAGCCAGAGCATGGCCGATTCTATGTGCCATGATCCATGGTGTAAGCGGTACTTTAGCTGCTCCAAAATTGTTTGTAAATATTACAGTTAATTCTTCATCATCGCGAACTTCAACGACTTTATCAAAAACTTCTTCACCTAGATTATCTCTTACCCAATCATAATCTACTGCACCAACTTCCACAATATTAGGACGATAGCCTCGTCGTTTATCTGGTAAAATATTAGCAAATATTAAATTAACATCAATATACAAATTTTCAAACTTTTTAGCAACTATTTTTTGAAAATTAGGGTTCGTGACCATTTTACGATCACGTTTATAAACCATAGATCGATTGACTACAGTAGGATCATCGGGCTCGGGGCCTTTCTGTTTACCTTTACTGAAATCTCCAACGGTACTATATGTTTTTAAGGGAGCTTCGCTCAATAATTTTTTAAGTCTCATTATCGCCTCACTTGAGGATATTTATAAATAAAGTATACGAGGTTGCCATGAAACTACACGAAGTTCAACTTAAAATAACACCACTTCAATTAGCTACAATCAGTTCAGACTATCATTTTTTGGCAAAAATTGATCCATTGGTTTTTCTGGATTTAAATACCTATGATAATTATGGGCTAGATGATATAGTAACGACTGCGCATGATACACGCACTTATAACGATATGGCCAAAAATAAAGGATTTGCAATGCCTTTCATACGTTTAAAGGGCTCAGAAAAAATGAAACCGTCTGATGAAAAGCCCTCATTTGCAAGAATCATGGGTCATGAAGGGCGTCATCGAGCTTCTTCATTATTAGAACAAAATATAAGACAAATGATAGTTGCAGTGCAATATCGATCCGGCTCAAAGCTAGAAACACAGCGTCATATACAAAAATATGGCGAAAGAAGAAATGCATACGTACACAATCTACAGTGGGATGATATCCCTGATAAGATCATTGGAATGTTTCGAGGCTATTTGCCTAAAAAAGAATTAGTATTCATAAAAAATTTGTGATTGGTACGCGAAGCTGGATTCGAACCAGCGACCTCTGCCATGTCAAGACAGTGCTCTAACCAACTGAGCTATTCGCGCAAAAAGGAAAGCGGCTTACGCCGCTTCCTGTTGAACTTTGAATTCACTTGCAATCGTAGTCACGTCTACAAGTTCATTCAACTTTACAAGCATCTGATAGGTAATTCCAAGAGGCTCAAGGTACGCATCTAACCGTTCCTTCATAGTCTCTGGCTTAGTCCATTGTCCAAATGGATTCTTACTAGTCTCTTCCCACTGAATGATCTTAGAAGCAACTCGTGCCCATCGACCAATCTCAGATGCAGCTTCCGTAAGACTATCAAAACCTTTACGTGGGGAGTACGTGTAGATTTTAGATAGCTCTTTACCCGTCAATAAAGCGAAGAGCAAATGATGCGAAAACGTCAGTGCGCTTGCTCCCTTGATATCCTTTCCATTTTCATAGTTAGGGTTCGGGTAATACTTCGGCTTTGCTTTGCCAGAGTTGATAAAGTCTTTCCAAGTCTGACGAAAGTAAAGGTAGTGCTGCTTGCAAGTAAAGATTTCAAATTTCAAGTTTTCAGTAGCCATTGTGTTTTCTCCTATAAATGGTCAATTGATTTCAGTTTTAACGTAATTTCAATTGTCCAAGGAGGACCACGAATGGCTACCTACCAGCCATCAATTTTCTTAACTTTCTAGAGTTCTTTAACCATTGGTTTATTCTCCGTTAAAAGTATATATCAGACGTACTTGCTCAAGTCTACGTTGGCCTTATCACGAGCGCGATTGGTGATCTTATCGAACACGTTCGAGAACCACGTCGCGACCATTTTACGGACTAGATCAAGAGCATCGCGGAAGAAGTGCGCCAGCGAGCTAACAGGCCACATAAGAATCCAGTACGTGATGCGATCTAGCTGTTCACGGTAGTTTGTAGCATTCACATACGCTTTAATCTCGTATTCACCGGGATTTAGAAGATCGTTGAACTCTTCAGTCTTGATATCAGTATAACGATACCACCGGAAAACCGAGTGACCGCTACCAACACCAAGATAACCAATCAAGAATAGACCAAGAGTAGTAATAGAGAACGACCACAGGTTAAATGCACCAGCGAATGCAATCATCGTCAAGAACGCAAGGAAACCTGCCCAAGTATGGGAATCGGTCGACTCTGCGAACAACGCTGCGATGAACAGCATTGGCCACATCCACCATCCAAACAAAATGCCTAAAATAAAATCCATAATGATTCCTCCGTATGTTTATGGAGGGCTGAGTATACTACATGGTTACTCAGAATGAAAGGGACAAAGCTTCGACGCAGCTATCTCACGAATCTTACCAAGCCTGCCAACTTCACTGCCATTCGATTTAACAGCAGCAAGAGCATGAATTCTTTCAAGCGTTTCTTCTAGCTCTTTGATTCGCGCATCGCGCATTTTAATTTCACCGCCGTTTGCACGGGCAGCGATGCGGTTTAGAGTCTTTAAGTTTTCTCGTCTACGAATGCTTTCAAGAAAAGCGGTACAGCCTGTTGGCCTATCGCTCATAACTATCTCCTATTGGTGCTCCCACCCAGATTCGAACTGGGGTCTCGACCGTACCAAGGTCGTATTTTGCCTATTAAACCATGTGAGCCTGTTAACTATTTATAGTTTGCACTGCCAGCAATAAATACTGGTGGACATTATACCGAAAGGACCACCAATATGCAAACCTGTAATAAATGTAATAAAGAAAAATCTCTAGAAGCCTTTGAAAAGTCTAGTAAAAACAGTTACAGGAAAACATGTAAGCAATGCAGGAACAGAGCTACGCATCTTCGTAAAAAAGAAACAGGTGCCTATGACCGTAGACGAAAGAAGCAAAACGCAAAGCGGCATGATCCAGCACTACGAGCGTATTGGGTATATCACGATTCAAAATACGCTGATCAAAAAAACAATCTAGAGAATGATCTTACAATAGAATTAATTGATGAACTTATTTCAACTGGATGTGCCTATTGTAAATTGCCTTTTGAAAATAGTGCCAAAATAAAAATAGGCATAGATCGTATAGATCATAACCTGCCACATAATAAAGACAACGTTAAACCTTGCTGCTCTCGATGTAATTTTATCAGAAGAACTTTACCGTATCAAGCTTGGGAAATACTAATACCTTCCATTCATCAAATAGTTAATGAAGGATTACTTGATGAATGGGAATGGGGATTTAAACATCACTTCCATAATAGATGAAATTTACCTTTCATGATTTTAGAAAGCTTAGCATTCTTATTAGTTATGTGATCTATAGCAATATTGTCTTGGAATCTGTAAGTTCTAACTTTTTGCTCACTTCTAGAACCGATACCAGTTTGTTCACATTTTATATTTCTAATTTTGTCATTTAACTGGTTTTGTTTTACTTCAACTAGAGTTCGCAAAATGGACTGTTTTGCATCAGAAAAATTAATTTCTCTACTTCTACCTTGACGCACTTCACATATTCCAGTTGGTATATGCGTAAGCTTACAACTGTTCTGCTTCTTATTTCGATGCTGGCCACCCTTGCCAGTGCCACTAAACCATTCTATCTTGAAATACTTATCATCAATTAGATCATATTTTGAATTTATGGCAATGCCGGATGGATCAAGGACACTAACAGTAATAGAAGAAGTATGGGTTCTACCACGCTTCTCAGTAGGTGGTACTCTTTGGATTTGGTGACGCCCGCTTTCTCCATCCAATAGTTCGCAACTCTGTCCGCTAAATACCAAGTCAATGCTACTCTCATTCTTAGTGACCTCTACCTTTCAACCAAAAGAACTCGCAAGGCGAACGTAAGCGTCCGCTAGATCGTGCATGAATAATTTACTGTCTTCGCCGCCTTCGGCTGGTTTTATTTGCATAGTTCTTTTCATTTTCTTACCCTCTTAAATACAAAGTGTGTTAGATCATCACTAAGTGATACTGTTTCTACTTTCTCAAACTTAGCATGTATATTATCTAATAATTCCGTTGCAAATTCATCACATCCATAATCATCATGGAACATATTATAATATATGTAGTCAAGTTTGTCAAACACCATTTTATGGATATCACTGCCTCCAATACAAATTATCTTTTCACGCGTTGATTTTTCTACAGCTTCATCCAAACTAGATACGGTTTTTGCAGTACTGGCAGGTAAACTCAAAGTATTGTCAGCCAATACGAACACTTCCCGACCACTGATACTACGCTGTGTTACTTTATGACCATAAGTTTCTACCAATGCAACATATCTAGGTAAACTCATAACACAAGTTTTATTAGAACAGAGTCCCGACACAAACAGCATATGATTTTTACTGTTCCACGGGACACGATGACACTTTCTTATACCACCACTGATATCAGTGGTGAGCGTCATCGACAATGGTTTACGATATGTTGGAGCCTTTTTGAGCATTTTCGAAATCCATATTTCTAATATTTATAGATTTTTCTATATGCTCTATAATGTAGTCTATACTATAATGCTCCAACCCCGGATAGTACCATACAATATCTTCAGCAAACTGTTCGACGGGCATTAGTGACTGTAACGTATGGCCATTTTCCATAGCTACTTCAATAGCTTCCAAGATGGTTATAGTTAATGCTTTATTTTTACTAATAGCCCTCATCGATCCATTTCCTAGCAAAATCGCGCTTCCATTTCGGCCACTGTGCAACTTCTTGCGCAGCTTGCCAGCTTTGCCAATAGAGCTTATGTTTCGGACTGGGTTTGTTTACTCGTCGTCTAGCTTTCATTATTAGGAAACAGGTGTCTTATATAGTAATAGCTCTTAGACCAAGATCGACCAGCTACAAATATACGACGTTCTAACTCATTTTTAAATATTTTCTTATGTATTCTGATGGCTTTCATTTGGCTTAACATAGCTATAATACGTCACTTTCATAATTTTGTACCAAGATTTTTGTCCTAGTATAGAATT